GTCCGGCGTCTCGACGTATGCAGAGATTGCATAGCCCCCGGCCTACCCATGCGCTAGGAGCATAGCTAAAGCGGCCAACCATCGGCGCCGAAGCGCACGACCGTCTTGCCGTGATCCTCTAGCTGCCCGTGGCTATCATGGTGCGGCTTGCATAGGGACTCGAACGGACCGCGGAAGAATATGTCGCGATCGCCTTTGTGCGGCACCTTGTGGTGCACCACAGTAGCAGGCTCGACTATCTCCATAGCAAGGCAGCGCTCGCATAGCGGTTGCTCGCTTAGCTGGCGCTCGCGTATGCGCTGCCATTGCGCTGTCTTGTATAGCGGCCGCCATGCGTCCTGGTTAGCCACCCGTACCGCCTGGACTAAATATCAATCAGCACCTCAACTGGCAGCACCTGTTCATTGTAGCCGTTCTGGTCAAACCAGCAGACCGTAACCATGTTGCATGCTGCGCAATGGTCAATGACAGCCATATCAGGCCCGTCAGTAACAAGCGTCACGATTGCGCCTGGTGCGTATGTGTCCGGCTTAGATTCTTCTACGTAAGCCATGTGCCAAGGTGTTTCGTTCATGTTGTGCTCCTCTTGTGTGTGCGTAATAGCACGGCCACTTAGCGGCTTTCGTAGCCGTTGCTAGCCGTGCGGGTTGTGATTGGCGTTATGCGCTAATCCGTATAAGTGCGGTTTATGCGCTATTCCGTATAATTGGTCAGGGTGGCGAGACTCGAACTCGCGACTTCCGCATTCCGAGTGCGGTACTCTACCTGCTGAGCTACACCCTGCGGTGTAGGTCGTGGGTTGCTGGAGTCCATTGCTTCATTCCCTAACGCTAATAATTGATGCCGCGCTCAACCGACCTTAGCCAGGAGCGCGGCTACGCCGAGTCGCTGGAGGAGGCAGCGCCAAGGCGTATTGGTATTGCTTTGGGGATCGGCCCTGCGCGCACTTGCGAGCTTTCGCGTACCGCCAGCCACAGCGTTGCCCCAAACTGTTTGCGGTTTCTATCCCGCCTACATATAAGCGCCCGGAGCGTAAAGTGGTGCGCACCAACCTATGCGGCTAACTGTTCTATGCCGATTCCGCCTAGCATGTGGCGAATTCTTATGAGTCCCATATGTGCGATCGACCGGCCTGCAGACATAGCACCGCGCTTTGTTGCGTAGGCGGCCTGTCCAGCAGCCATTAGCGTCGCGCCGTCAATCACCATCATCTCGAATGGCTCTAGAATTGGTCCGAGCGCATTTTGCAAAGTCTGAAGCTTCGACTTGGCGTCAATCTTATCATTGATGTGCCGATCGCCCGTCCACGGCTTCGGCACTGGAGAGGCGCGCTTCTTGCTATCCGGGTTAGTTGGCGTGGCTCGCATTGGTGGCAAATCAACGGATCCGGATTTGCTGACTATCTCTGCGCCGTAAATTATTTTTCCAGTTGCGCCGTCAATACGGCTCCTGTGGACAATTGCTGTGTCTGGCGACGGATTGTGATTGATTCCAATTGCTACATCTGAGTTTGCCGTCTCGTGTATCTTTCGGTACGCAATCGCATACTTAAGCAGTTCCGTATTGCCCTCGGACAACAGCGCTTTAGCTAACGGCCAATTCTGATTGTCGTTTGCAGCAGCGCCATCCCAATCGTTGCCTATCTTGGCTCTTTCCGCCAAGCGCATCTTTTGCTCGTGAACCGCGTCGCGTTCATGTGGAGCGTATTTCTGGCGAGACGGCAAACCAGATCCGTCGTCGGAAAGTGCCTTATGGATTTTGATTTTTGCGACATCACGCGGCATGCGTAAATCCTAATGCTATATGTTGTGGTTATGGAATCGTGCTGCGCTATATCTAGTAGAAATGTATGCGTTTTCGCCTATTATGTCAAGACGCAAGCGTAACCACGACTTGAAGCGCGTTGCAGTAGCTACTGTAATTTGTGGTCATCAGCGAAGGCGGCCGCGTTATCATTATCAGCCGCCACAGGCTCGGTAAGCCACTCCCTTACGCACGCCTCAGCCTTGTCGGCCGCCTCCTGTTCGGAAACAGCGCGCAGCACAACGACGGTATGCCCAAGCTTCTCGAGCTCGCCGTGCCGCTTTACCTGTACCGGCTGCAGCCTTCCGTTACCGACCTTGTTTTCAATGTGCCTAACCTGGCCGCCGCGGAGATAGATGCGCAGATCCGCCTCGCCTGCCGTCATGCCGGCCGCTACGGCTTGCGCTTGCGCTGTCGGTCCGCGCTTGGCGCTGTTCTGGTCGCCGGCAAGCAGGAACTGCGTGCCGTACTCGGGCATGCCGCGCAGGCGCCTTACCTGCGCGGCCTGTAACTCCCACTCGAGCGGGTCGGCCGCCTTGGCTGTGACCTTGCCGTTGCGCGTGGTAAGCACGGTGCGCTTGCCGTTGATGCGGACGGTTTGTCTTGTTTGGCGGGTGGTGGTCATTTATCCTCCAGCGCGAACGCAGCACCGAATACAGCGCCGCATCCCTCTTCGTCGATGGCTTCCCGTATTGCGCAAGAAACGAACACCGCTATAGCGGTGCATGGGCCGTGCCGTGCTACCAGTTTTCCAAACAGTCGTGCGTCCATCATATCGCCATTCAGGTTGTAGGTTGTATTTTTGTTGCGCGCCGCAGTGCTAACTTTGCGAACTTCTGAACCAACGGCGCGTGCGAACTTCTGCTAACTTCTCACTCTGCATTTTTTACCGCTAAGAAGTAGTGCAAGAATACCCTAGGAGGTACTTCTTGCAACTTCTAACGCTTCGAGAACCTCGCACTTAGCGGAGAACTTGCAACTTCTCGACCCCATAGAAGTTCGCACTTAGCGGAGAACTTAGCGTTACCTATGGTTGTATTTTTGAGTTGCTGTAGGTTGTATTAAAAGCGCCTGCGGTTAGACCGCAAGCGCCTTTGCGAGGTGTTCAAGCGGTTACTATTTCAACGCCTTCAATCCCGTTTGGGCACATCCAATCCCGGTAAGTGGAAATCAACTCTTGTGTTTCATGCGCCGCATCATTGGTCATGCGCATCGCTTGCTTTTTGTCGCCGTTCCATACCGGGCAGTTGCCCTCCATTCTAATAAGGAAGTCGCGCTCACCGTAAACGTTGTAGGTGCGGCTAATAATGTTTCCTGCGGTCATCTCGATTTCTCCTCTTTCAATACAAACATAATATGCGTTTACGCCTATTGTGTCAAGCGAGGCGCTTGATAAAAAATCAAATTTAGTTTGATGATTTCGCTTGCACGATATGACTTTGTTTGATATATGTATGTCAACGAAACGAAAGGAAACGACGATGACAGGCGCAGAAAAAATCAAGAAGATCATGGAAATCATCAACAGCGGCAAGACGGTCCAGTTTCGCAGCGGACTCTCCTGCATCAACGTCGACGCCAAGGCGGTTAGCCGCTTCGAAAAGGCGGGCGCCGAGATGTTCAAGGCAAGCGGAAACAGCATCTATATCGCTAGCGGGCGCAACTGGAAGTGCCTGAACCTCCACGCAGTTTACACCATCGCTTAAGGAGCACGACGATGACGCACGAACTCCCCAACGGCTGGACAGAAGCAAGCAAAGACGGAATCGCGACCAATGCCGACCCCGACCTTGGAGGCATAATCGACAGCAATATCGTTAGCGGCGAGTGGTTCGTTATCTTTAACAGCGACCACATTGCTGACATTGATGGCCTTCCGTCCAAGGCGGCGGCATTGGTGGCACACGCAGCAGCCATCAGAGAGACTTACGTGCTGGCATGACCCCCACAGCCTTCCTAGAGTGGCTTGCCGCCATGAGGGCGGCAGGCTTGGCGCGCTCCGACAAGGATTGCGCTGAGCTGCTAGGCGTCACGCCTACCGGCCTGCTACGCATGAAAAAGAAAGGCACGACGCGCCAGACTGCGCTAGCGTGCCGTGCCCTGTATCACAATATGGAGCCTTGGTGTTAGGCTGCGCTACGCACAAACTTGGCCACCTGCCGACTGACCGGATCCCGCTCCTCGACAACCTGCAAATGCCCTTCCTTAATCATGGCGCGCAGGATAGATGCGGCGTGCTTCTTCTCGCCCTTGTCCTCCACGTCGACACCTAGAGCGTACGCGACAGCGCAGCCAGCCCAATTCCCTCTGGCCTGCGTCGCCATCTTGTAATTTCCGTTGTCGACAGCAACGCGTATAGCCGCCATTTGGTCTTGCGTAAGCCCGCTGATAACGTCCTCGGCATCAGGCCACTTCCACTCTGTAACAACGCCGGCGTGGTCCTGCGGCTTTGCCAGACCGCGCCCGTTGCCTAGCGGGACGCTTTCAAGTTTGCGCCAATCCATCGCGCCGGACATCTTCGTCAGATTGGATTTCCCTTGGTGGATATTGAAGTAACTGTAGCGGTCCGTGTCAGCGATGCCGGCCTGCGTAGCTTGGTCCTCCGACATGCGGTTGAGCACACGTACAGATCTTGCCGCGCCGATAAGCGCAACAGCACCTCGAGCGTCCTCGACGGTAGCCTCGCGGTCCGACACCTTGCGCAGATGATGCACAACGTCGATAGAGCAATTGGTTCGGTCGGCTATATGCGCCCAAAGCTTTGCGACCTTGTCGATTGCGCCGTTGTCGTTCTCGTTGACCTGGTGCGTAGACACAAATGGGTCGACGATCATCACGTCGATGGCGTTTCGCTTGATCTGCTCGACGACAGCCTCGACGATCGGCACTTGAATGCGAACGCCGCTACGCCTGTCGTCGATCGCAACTACGAGTTCCTGTTCGCGGCCGGTATCAAGGAATAAATTCCCGTCGACGTCCTTTGGCTTTAGGTTGTAATGCAGACAAGCCGCCATGATGCGGCGCTCCATTTCGTCGCGCGGATCCTCGGCGTTGAATAGCCATACGCGCATGCGCTGCGGTGGTTTCGTGCCAAGGAACTGCTTGCCGCTTGTCATGGACAACGCCTCGGCAATGCTGTTTGACGTCTTGCCTAGGCCGCCAGGGCTTACCGTCACGCTTACATATTTGCGGATGTAATGCGTGCCGAAGGCGAATTCGCGCCGCGGCAGCGTCTTAGGGTCGGTCCATTCGAATGGTGTTGCGTGGAAACCTTCTGGTTCTGCGGGCTGCTCGCAGTCCGGTTCGCTGTCGGCTTCCGGTTGCGGTTCGTCGTCCTTGCGCGCCTTGGCCAAGCCGTTGGCAATCATGCGGCTGATGTCGACCAACCGCGTGTTGTCGTTGTCATGCTGCGGCTTTGGTATCTCGCGCGGCTGCTTTGCGCCGGCATCAAGCCCGCGGCGAATCTTCGCCCAAGTTTCGCGCTCGCCGTCCTTCTGCAGTACGCCACACGCTGACGCAGCCGCATATAAACCGGACTCGGCTTCGCCTCGTGAGACGGCGCCGGCCGCGACTAGTTGGCCGATCGAGAAGGCGCTGGCGTTCAACTGGTAACCGCGATTGCCGGCCGCGCATTGCGCAAGGCTATCGAGTTCGCCTTGCATCGCACGCTCAACATACGGTTCGTTGCCGCCTGGCTTGTAGTGGTAATCGGTTGGTTGGTGTGTGGCGGGAGGCGGGAGAAGAAGATTAAGGAGCCAATCAGGTGCCGCGGCGATTTCGGTTTCTTCAATCCACTCGTACGTCCGTCCGTCCGCGGCGCGCGAACCGGGCGAGACGATATAGCCGCCCTGGCCCCGAATATCTGTGGCTATGCCAAGTCCGCCACGGTTGCGGATTCCGCTCTGATATCGGAAGAAAATATGGGTGCCTCCGCCCATTGTCTTAGCACGTGCGGTCTTAGGCAGTGGACCGTGTTCTTCCTCCATGCGCGCCAGCCAATCATGGCCATCACCAATGCCTGGCTTAACGTCCAAATCCAGGACGAAAGCACCAATGCGCTCGCCAGTAGGTATGCCGACCATTGCGGTCGGGTTGCGCTTCCATAGCTCTCGAACCACGCGCTCATTCAGCGTGGCGCCGCGAAGTCCATTGCTGACCAACGGTGTCTTGACGGGGAAAACCTCGCCTGTGATTTCGTCGTATTCTTCCTGACCTCGAACGGGGAACACAGGCCAACCGCGCGCGATGTAGGAAAGGGCTAGGTCAAGTGGTTTCAAAACGGCGGCCTTTGTTGTTTTGGCCGCCATCTAGGCGGCCTTTTTCGTGGTGTTGTCGTTTGCGGCAGTGATGTCCGCTACTGCTTCTTCGCGCGCTTCGATGAACGCGATTGCCGCTTCGGCATTGATTGCATTGCCGTAACCGCGCAGTCGTCCCACGCGGGCGGAAGCCCCATGAGCCAGCGGGAATGTGCCGGATTCAACTGGCCTCCACTTTCCATCCCGGCAGAAGAGCCAGTCAGGATTTGACCAGAAGCCGTTAGTCGGGCTGGGCCGTCCGTGTCTATGAACTGCACCACTCCCGGAAGCGATACTGTTGCCTTCGTTCCATTCGGTCTCCGTCCTGTTATCGTTGACCCCTTCGGCAGTCTTTGACCGCCATCCCCATTGGATTTTGTCGGACTGGGCCAGCCTGCAATCTGCGCCGCTTGTATCAAGTCCTGTGGCGATCCCTTGCGCGCTATCTCCGATAGCGCGCCCTCTTCCGTCCTCACGTTCTTCTCGCCGTCCGCTTGTCGTGTCGTCGGCCAACCTTGCCGTCCAGTAGAGCCTGTCGCGGATGTGCGGAGCGCCGACGCCCGCAGACGGGAACGGGACCGCCCCGAAGGCGTAATCCATTCCTTCCAGGTCATCTTGTACAAGGTCGACCCAAGGATTTGCGTCCTTGCTCGCAACCTGCTCTCCAATGATGTCTGAAGGTCGGCACTGCTGGATAAGCCAAAACCACGCCGGCCATAGGTGCCGCTCATCATCAAACCCATTTCCTTTGCCTGCGCTGCTGAAAGGCTGGCATGGGCAGGATCCGGTCCAGACGGCGCGGTCGTCCGGCCACCCTGCTTTGCGCAAGGCGTAGCTCCAGACTCCGATTCCTGCGAAGAAGTGGCATTGGGTGTACCCGGCAAGGTCGGCGGGTCGAACATCGACAATTGAACGCTCATCTACATCTCCCGGCGCCACGTGGCCCTGTTTGATTAGCTCGCGCAGCCACGCTGCTGCTTGCGGGTCTATTTCGTTGTAATAGGCGTGTGCCTTGTTGTTGCGGCCAGAAACAACCGGCGCATTATCGTTATCAGAAAGGCGCTTGGTCATCGACAATAATCCTCCGGAGTTCATCGGCGCAGCCGCGCCAAATGGCGCCGCATAACTCGAGCGCTTGGCTTTCCTCGTAAGCGCCTAGGTCCGTGCCGTACCGCTCGATAACAGCGCCGGCCGCTTCCATCCCGCCGGCACGCGCTTTTAGCTCGTAAGCATCAAGACGCTTGACGCTGCGTATGTGCTCGATGATGTCGACGCATTCACGGCATAACCACCGCGGCGGGTTGTCGTGCGCGCTTACGCCGATCGCCCTACGTCCACAGACATGACAAGAAGATGGGTCATGTTCACTCATACGAGTCTCCCCCGCTGTAATGCGAAATCAATTGGGTGCTTTGCGCCTTTCTTCAAATTGCAAATCGGACAAAGCACTTGGAGGTTTGACGGCCAATTAGACCCACCAAGAGCTAACGGCATGATATGATCTACATGACGTTCGTATTTTGTGGACCATCCACATTCAACGCATTTGTAATTCTGCCTTGCATTGATTCTTTCGATATCCTGTGGAGTATAAAAGCCTTCTGCATTTCTCTTTTTAGCGGCCCTATTAGCTGCGCGTGTTATACATGCCTGCCTAAATTCAGGATCGTTTACCCTGCGACCCTTTATGTATTCTCTTGATCTTTCTCGTTCCATCTCTGCGAAAGCAGGATCGCTAGCCCTTTTTCTGGCAATGGCTAATCTTTGTCGCTCACGAAGCGCCGCTCTGTTTTCAGGGATATTTCTTGATATTCGCTCTAATTTAGTCTTACGTGCACGCAAGACTGGATCTGAATTCCTTTGCCTCCCCTCGTCTTGCTTGCATATCGTGCAATGTCCACCGCAATTTCGCAAAGACGTGTGTCCGTGTTTGCATGGATTGCCAGTATAGAAGTACCTAGCCCCTGCCGCTTTTGCCTGTATTCTCGTTACGTGCCACGGGCCGAACATCGTTTCGACAGACCAAAGTATTCTATCTGTCACGCTCTTGCATCTCCCGTATACGGAAACCAAAGCCGCCCTTACCCGCCATTATGCCGCCGTCCGTTTTGGTCCGCAAAGTGTCCGTAGATTTTGCGTCCTTCACCCCGTTGCCCCCCCATATCGACTCCACCAAACAGCGGAAGATTGTCATTCGCCACCTGCTTGATCGCGCGCGCCTTGCGTGTTGCCGGTCCAGCGTTTGCTAACTTCATGCGCTCGGCAATGTCTGCTTGGTACTCTTCCTCGCGCTCGATCAGTACGCACCGCATGCCTTCTCGCCAAGCGGCTTCACCTGTGCTACCGCTACCCGCGAACGGATCCAGCGTTAGACCGCCCTTTGGCGTAACCAGTCGCACAAGCCACTGCATCAAATCGACGGGCTTTACGGTCGGGTGCTTCGACCCGATGCGGTCAAGCTTGTCAGCCTTTGCCGTGTAGAAGAAGCGTGCTGCGGAGCCGGAATCGCCATACTGCGGTCCACATGGTGCGTTGCTTATGCCAGACCATATGCCGCCAGTACCGCGCGCTGCGCCGTTGACTCCTGCCTTGCTATCAGGAAAAGCACCAACAACCTCGTCACTGCCGTCGTGCACGATGTTGGCTGGCCATCTTCCGGTAGTTTCGCGGCCTGCGGTTTCACCATGACTGCTGATAGGCGTTACAGTTGTTCGGCAATCTAGGTCTTTGTTGCCTGCGCTTGGATTGTGGCGCTCTTCCGTACCAACCCGACACCCGTCGATATTAAGCGCGCCAGTGCCGTGCTCGAGCACGTTTTCTGCGACTGTTCCTATAAGCGGCTTGCGCGCAAGGCAGATTGGCTCCCAGCTCGGTTTCAGCGCCGTTCCCCATCCTTGCCATTCGCGGGCGGCTTCGGTTGCTGGATCTTTAGAGTCGTGTTCGTGGTAACCCTTCTCTGCTGCCTCCTGCATCCAAGGCCGATCGTCACCAAGACCTTTCTTGTATTTGTTTCCAGTTGGTCCCATTGGCGTCTTTATCTTGTGGCGCTCAGCACCAAGCTTCTTATCAATCGCCTTACTCACATCATGCGATTTGGGAAATCCGGATCCATAGGTCCAAGCTGCCATTCCGCCAAATTGCGATTCCTCCATCAGCTTAAAGAACGCCTCGGCCTGCGCATTATTGAGCGACTCAATGAACTTCGACGCGACGCTGTCGGTCGCCACCATGTTTAGAATGTCGTCGCGGATTTCGAAGCCGGAGTCCTCGATCGCACACGCCATGCGATGGTAGGTTCGCGTTGCCGAGAATGCCGCGAGCCACCCGCCTGGCTTTAGCACGCGCCAAACTTCCGACCACAACTCAACGCGAAAGGCTAGGTCACCCCCATCCCATGTCTTTGACATGAAACCCTTGGAGGCGCGAGCATATGCGCCGTCTGTGCCGAATTTCGCGGGTGCTGCATTCGCGCTGCCAAACCTCTTGACGATACTCGTTAGATGATAAGGCGGATCCGTAACACACGAATCAATCGAGCAGTCTGGAATCGACTTTAGAACTTCAAGGCAATCACCTCCCTTTAGCGTTACTTTGCCATCGAGAAAAATCTTGTCGGTCATGCCGCCGCCCTTTGTTCTAAATTGTCGTTTGCCATCATCTTGCGGGCCAGTTCCCATGCGTAGCTTCCGGAGCCCATCCTGATAATAGCGTCGCCAGCCTTGGCCCACTTATGTGCGGCGTCTGCTTTTCTATGGCACGGAGGACAAAGACTAATCAGGTTGTCTTCATGGTTAGCAACATCTGCGTCGTCAAACATGCGGAATGGCACCTTGTGGTGAACGTGCAAATCGCCAGTCGCACAGCATTCCTGGCATTCGTAATTGTCGCGCTTTAGGATTGCTCGCTTTATCGACTGCCAATGCGGGCCTCGCTTATAGACGCCGTTGCCGCCTTGCCAGTTTGGAGTAATGTCTCCTTTCCAGTTAGCGTCGCGGCATTCGCGTGTGCAGAATTTGCCCATCCCCTTGCCTTTATCGAGCCAACTATTCAGCCGTTCAAATTCAGCACCGCAACCAATGCACGTAAGTTTTACCTTTTCCTTCGCAAGCTTCTCTCGATTGGCTATGTACTGACATTCTTTCGAGCAGTTGATGCCGCGACCATGTTTGAGTCGGTGTTCCGCAACCTGGAATACGGTCCCGCAAACCGGGCATTCGCGGTCAATCATACCTGCTCCACGAAGTAGTCGTCGTATGTTGCGACGTTTAGCTTGCCGTCTGCTGCTGAGTTCCAGCCACAGCGGCACATGTACTGGTCGTCGATGTAGAGGCCGACACCAACGTCGACGCACTCTGCCTCCGCGGTATGCCCGCATTCAGGGCACTCCATGTACTGGTCACCGTAATTTGTGGTGCCGGCTTTTCGCGCCCCGTGTGCATCAACGTTTTCTTTGCTGCACATCAACCCGCCTCCACTTGCGTAGGGGCGGTAAGCGCGACTCGCTTTGCCTCATCAAGAGAATCTAGCCACATGCCGTTAAAGCGAACGCCGCTCCCGTTAACGACAATAGCCCTTCCGTCGAATGCGTCAGGATGCGTATATATCCAAGCGCCGCCGCGCTCGTCTCCCTTGAATTTCTTAGTCCATCCGTCCTTTAGCGTCTTCATCACGCCACCCGCACGCTAAGCGTTTCATCGCCGGTCTTGATAGCGGCGCCCTTGACTACGCGGCCGGCCTCAAGCGCTTCCTTGATAAGCGTCTTGTCTGGCGACTTCACAACGCGCATAAACCGCGGCGCGATCAGCGTTTCGTCGGTAATCTCCACGCTGTCGCGACCCTTGCCGACGCTGATTGTGGCTTCGGCAAGCTTGCGCTTGGTAATGCAGCCGACCTTCATTAGCTTGAGCATCAGAGACCGCATGGCGTCTTTGCGCTTGTCGGAGCGAGCTTTTCGCGCTTGCAAATCCTTGATGCGCTCGCCGATCGCGGCCGACATGGAATTCGCATCGCGCTCCTCGGTTAGCAGGCGCGACAGCACAAAGTCTGCGTCCGTTTCTCCAGACAACATGTCGGCTCGCAGCGTTTCGTCTTCCTCGAGTTCCGGGTATGCGGTAAGTAGGTCTGCGAATGCGCGCTCGATGGCGGCAATCTCGTAATGGTAGTTCATGGCGTTCCCCTACTTGTGAGCGTAACCGAGGCGACCGGCCGTGTTGCGAAAAATGCCAGTTAGTTGCTCGTCGATTTTATACTTGGCGCACGCATGCGAGATGTTCATTGCGCTCTCTTCGCCGCGCTCGCTGGCCGCCTTCCAATCAAAGAACATCTCGACGACGTCGAAAAGATCCATGCAGTTGACGCCGTTTTCGTAGTGTTCAGGGTGATGGGAATTGTTCTCGTAATGGTGCTTGAGCATCGGTCCTAGAATCGCCGTACGCCGCTTGTACTCTTCCGTTCCGTATGGTGCCGGCCCCTCTTCGTCGATCATCTCCTGCATCTTTTGTAGTGGGTGCATCTCCACCGGATCGAACTTGCTTGCGTCGTGCCTCGCTCCTCGCTGGATCATTTCGATTGCGAATTTCCCAAGCAATTCGCTAACGCGAGCTATATGGCGCAGTGTTACAGTTTCAGCAGATGACATTGTGGTGGTTCCTGAAGCGTGGTGGTTTAGGCGTTCGTCGCCATAGCGGCAGGGTCGAAATGCGAAACAAACGACGGGTAATAGTCGTCCGTGCTGGCGGTTCCGACCTCAAGCACAGCCTTACCTGTTGTTGTGTCGATCAACTGCAGGATGTCGTCTTTGTCGCCAAAGCTGCCGCTTGTCTTGTGCGTCCCAACAACCTCGATTGGAGGAAATACGTTCTGCATTTCGGCAAGATCGTCGACGATTAGTTCCTGCATGCAACTACGGTAGCCGTCGCTCGGATCCTCGACCGCTGCGTATACCGTTCCGTTCAAGCGGAATCGGCAAACAGCGCAATCCTCGTACTCGTCAGTCCAACGCTTGCGGCTTTCCTTTGAGAAGTCGACGGCATCCAGCATGTGCTTGCCGAGCATGTCTGTAAGTTCGGTCATCGTTGATTCCTTTGTGGTGGTTCAATAGTGGTCGTTCAAATTATGCGTTTTCGCCTATTTTAGCAATAGGCACATTGTCATTATCTGCCTCGTAACGCGCCGCGATCTGCGCCAAGCGGATGGCGTCGTCGCGCACTATTATCCAGCCTGCAGCGCGCAAATCGGCGATGGCATTTGCGCCTATGATATCTGTTGGCTCAGAACGGGATTTCGTCATCCATCAACTCCTCTGCTGTTGCGTATCCAATGTTGCCGCGCGAATGCTCACCAGGATACCATTCTACTGTGCCATCGTTAGCGCCGGCGGTACCGTCCGGCTTGTATTCCTCCGGCTCAGGTTCCTGCATATCGCCTGGCTTCTGTGACTGAACCGACCAGTATTTGCCGTCAGGCTTTACTGATATCTCCGCAGTGCCGGTTAGCTCGCGTTGCCGCTCAAGCCATTCCATGACGGTAGCCGGAAACGGACGCTCGCCGCCGTGCTTTACCCAATATCGGTCCGCCTTGGATTTCGCGAAACCTTGGTGTTGGGGACACAACCACTCGCGAATGGCTGTCATGCCACACATATAAGTCACCTTGACGCTAGGCGGCTTGTCCGCCTTGCCTTCGTGGTAATCGAAGCGGCGCGACGTTACGGTGCGCCAAGTTGCGTCGCCTTGTCCGTATATCGGTGCGTCCTCCGCACTGTCCTTGATCTTCGGCGCGTCGTCGATCGGAAATTCAAAGCCGCAGTCAGGACACACACGTGCGCTGGCATGCACCAAGGATCCGCAGCCTATTCTGCCAAAGTCGTCCGGCTCCTGCGGACATATCTTGACGGGCGCCTCGCCCTCTCCGCTCCGCGCATTGGGTGGCGTAACGCAGTCGATCGGTCCGTGCTTGCGGACCACTCCTGCGAAGTCCAGAAACAGGCAGTTGTCTTTGCCAGGCGCAATGCGCAGACCGCGCCCCGCCATTTGGATGTAGAGCGAAGCGGACAGAGTCGGGCGTAAAAACGCAACGAGATCGATTGACGGAATATTCGTGCCTGTCGTCATGACGGCGTTATTCGTCACAGCGCGTATCTTACCTGCTTTGAAGTCTGCAAGGATGCGCGCCCGCTCGTCGGCCGGCGTGTCGCCGCATACCGTTTCGCAACTATAGCCGCGGTCGCGGATTTCATCGCGCACGTGAAAGGCATGCTCGACGCCAGAGCAGAACAGCAGCCACGACTTGCGGCCATCGCCATAGCCGACAACCTCGCTAACCACGGCGCGCGTTACATCCGCCTTGTCGACGGCGGCCTGCAGTTTGCCTTGGTTGTAATCGCCGCCAACCTTGCCGACTCCGGTAAGGTCGAATCCTGTGTGCATGCCTTTTGAAATCGGCTTGCACAGGTATCCGTCCTCGATCATTTCTCCGATTGGCTTTTCGTAGGCTATCGCGTCAAACAGCGCGCCTTCACCCTCGTGCAGTAATCCCTCCCCCATGCGGAATGGCGTAGCGGTAAGCCCGACCAACTTAAGGTCAGGGTTGGTCTTGCGCAGACCGGCGATCAGCTTGCCGTATTGCGTTTCCGACTTCCGTGGCATCAAGTGCGCCTCGTCGACCAGAACCAAGTCGATATGGCCTATAAGCGCAGTCTTGCTGGCGATGGTCTGCACGCCGCCGAATATGATCTGCGCCCTTGCGTCGCGCCTGCCTAGCCCCGCGGAGAATATACCGGCCGGAGCCTGCGGCCACAGTCCAAACAATTCCTGCGCGTTCTGCGCGATCAGCTCCTTGACGTGCGTAACGATAAGGATCCGCATATCCGGGTAGTTCTCGACCAGGTCTTTGACGACCGTTGCAAGAATCAAGCTCTTCCCCCCGCCGGTCGGTATCACGATAAGCGGGGATCCAGCCTCCTTGGACCAGTATTCGTACAGCGAGTCGACCGCAGCCTGTTGGTAGTCGCGTAGCTTAAGCACCGCATATCTCCCGTTTCAGTTTCAGTCTGTCGCTGACCGTGTAGCCGTGGCCGTAAATGTTGCGAATGGTGTATCCGTGCGGCTTTAGTTTGCGCTTAGCGTTGTGCAGTTGAACGCGCACTGTGCCGTTTGATTTTGATCCGGCCGCCATCCTAAGCGACTCAACGGACGCCAATTCACGGAACGCCAGCCGACACACGATAGCGTTTTCCGCTGGTGTCAAACCCCACTCCAGCGGTGCGCGCTTGCCGCGATCGGCTTCCGCCACCTGCGTTAACCGCTCGACTTCTGTCTCGAGCTCAACAATACGCCGCTCGTAATACGCTGTGGGTTTCACTTGGTTGTCGCCTCCCCGTCAAGTTCAATCCATATCTTGCGAACTGCATCTGGAACCAACGCGGCTCTCTCTTTTGGCATGTGCATCATATGGCAGTCGCGCTCAGGCCATCCGGTAGCCCAAGACAACGCGCGGTATGCCTCGCCGCGAGATAAGCGCCCGGAAAGCCATAGTCTATCAAGCGCGGCATGCGCCTTCTTTCTAAATTCGTGCGTGTCTGCGTCTGCTAGAGGCTTATTGCCCCAAGACCACAATCCGCAACAATCATGGCGCAACCCGTATGCCGTCATGCTCCTAGTTGCGCGCTCGCCGCATATCGGGCAGATCGGCCTAGGTTTTTTACTCACTACGCGCCTCCACATTACCACCACCGTCGACCCACTCGCTGCCGTTGCGCAGCGTGTAAGTCACTGTTTCGTTTTCCTCGTCGCTGTCGACTAGCGTTCCCGGCACCAAGCCAGGTAGAAACAAATGCGCCGGACAGCCCGCTTTTTGCTCGTCGATCGACAGCGGCTTTGACCACCTTGCGCACGACCAGTGCGCGTCTCCCGACATTTCAGGCGTACTGTGCAAGCACGACCGACACGTCGGGCGCGGCCATGCGTCTTCATGGCAAACCGCCTTGTGCTTGCAGAACAGGCAGGGCGGAATATCGGGCTTATCGCTGATGCGCGATGGCGGCTCGTTAAGTCCAATTATGCGTTCAGCTCGAGCGATCTGGCGCAAGCAGTAGGATGCGTCGTATTCGATCCGCTCGGCGTAGCGCGCGTCGTCATTCTTGTTGACGACAAGGTACAGCGCGCGGCTTAGTCCAAAGGCGTGCATTCCAATTTGACATTGTCCGTAATGCAGCGGCTTCGCCTTTTCGCAGCCGAGCTTTACGATATCCTTGAAGCTCTTTTCGTTTGAAGATTTGAACTCGCATAGGTGTTCCGTCTTTGGCGCTTCTGGTATACCTATAGCCTTGCCGTCGCACTTGCCGCGAATATGCCCGCCGGCAAGCCTGATGCGGTCCTGCTGCCCCCACACGTCGACGCCAATGCGCTCCAGGTCGCTAACCAGCACTTCTTCCCAACGGTCGCCCGTCCGGAAGATTGAAAGCTTGCGCCCCTCTATAGCCTCCGGCGCGCTTGCCCACCGCAGGTTATACCAAAGGTATCGGTCGCATTCGTGGCCGATCTCGCCGACGCTAATGCCAAGCGAGTCGTAATGCTCGTTTGCATCTTCGTAAGCTTGATAGATGGCGCGAACGGTTGACGCGGTTGGCTTTGGGATTGGTGGCATTAGGAGACCGGATCACACATTAAGGCGTAGTCTGCCGGGAACTGCTCGCGGTCGCCCATCGCGTTTTCGAAGCCAATATCCTTCGCGTGCGTGAGAAGCGCTGCCAGCCATGTAACCGGCAATTCCTGCCTTACCGTAATAACGCAGGAGTGTCCGACTTCAATGTCAACGATTCCCTCCCTGTCTGTTTTATCAATGCGAACGAACGAACCGCCTCGCGCTCCGTCGACCTCAAGGCTTGTCGGAATCTGTGATCGTTTAGTCATTCCGGAAACATCTCCAATGTGTCAGGGCAACGCGGTATAGGCATCGGCTTGCTAGCGTCGCGAAACGCGGTGCAAGTCGGCTTGTCATCGCGGTAAATCCATTCGTCTGGCTGGTCGCCGCAGTGCGCCTTCGAAAGCAACGCGCAATAAACGTCGTTGTCGTAATCGTCGTGGTGGCAATCCGCGCACCACTGACTTTCGAACCAATCGCCTTCCGTGCCGTTTGACGGCATGTATGGTCTAGGTTTTGTCATCGGTTAACCTCCTTGCCGCCCGGTTGCACTCGCGTGCAACACGGCGTAGGTTGTCGCGCAGGTAGTCCTCTTTGACGAGCGCGACAGCGGCCTCGCTAAGCCAATGCGACGCTACCTCTAGCTGCGTTGCTGCTTCCTTGTTTGTCATCGCCCTACACCCGCATAGGCATAATTACGATGCGCTGCGACGGCGCCTTGTCGCTGGTAAGCAACGCAGGCGATCCGCCGTCAGCAACCGCCATGTTGACGTCGCCTGGCGGAAGCGCGCCAAGCACGTCAACGACGTACCGGCTGTTGAAGCCTATGTTGACTTCCTCGCCGCTGTAATCGACTGACACGCTGTCGGTTCCTTCCGCATCACCGCGCACCGTAAGGTCGCATACGCCTTCCGTGATCGTCATCTTGACGGCGCGTCCGCGCTCGTTGGACGCCAGCGCAACGCGGTCCGCGGCATCTCGCATCGTAGCGTTGTCAAAGACGATATTCTTGTCGTTGCCGGATGGAATGACGCGCTGGTAATCCGGAAATACACAGTCGATCAGCTTGCTAAGGATTGTCGTCTTGCCGTCCGTAATGCGGATTTTGGCGTCGCTGATATCGACAGTAACCTCTCCCTTCGGCAGCAGGTTGACCGTCTTCGTCGGAATGATGATGCCCTCGAAAACAGCGGTCGGCTGCTCATGCGGCACGTCGACAGAATTAGCGGAAAGCCTGTGGCCGTCCGTGGCGACCGCGACAAGCTTGCCGTCGACCGGATGCATATAGATGCCATTCAGGTAATAGCGCGCGTCTTCGACCGACATGGCGAACGCTACCGGCGCAAAAAGAGCGGCAAGATCCAGCGCCAGTGTAGCGCCGAACTTGCCCCCATCCATTGTAGGGAAGTCGCCTACCGGAATAGTCTGCATCTTGAAGCGGCTGCGGCCTGACTTGATTACTGCATCGTCGCCGTCAGCCTCGATTGTGACCTCGTCGCCCTTGAACTTGCCTACTGCGCCGGCGAGCATTCTGGCGTCGATGCAACCGATATAGTCGCCTTCCGCTTCGATCGATCCGCTGATCTCCAAGTCAAGGTCGGTAGCGGTTACGGTTAGCGCGCCGCCAGACGCTTCAAGCCGAAGCGTACCGAGCACTGGAATGGTGTTTCTGCTATTGACGGCCTTCACGACTTGCTGTAAAAGGCGCGCGAAATCGTTGCGTGCAATGCGCATCGGTTACTCCTCGACGGGTTCTGTGGTGGTTCTCGTTGTGGTGGTATATAGGCGGCGGGTTCCGTGGTGGTTCCCGCCGCTTTTTATTTGCTAGCCAAAGAATCCGCCCCAATAGAGCAGCGGCAGGACAATAGTTGTCGCGATGATTGAATCCATGACATTGTATGGATCGCGCACCTGACCGTGCTTGGCGATGGATACACCAAGGCTAAGCGCGACAAGCAGCAGGTAGATGATTTGCGGCCATCCTAGTGTCATACTCACCCCCACGGCCGCTTTTTCTGACCGCTGGCGGCGGCTGGCTTGTTGTCGTTGCTTGCCGCCTGGCGGTTGTCTTTGGCGGGCGCCGCTTTCGGCTGGTTGTCGTCGATCGCAGGTTCCGGCACGTTACCTTCGTCGGGGAAGTAGTAGCGTTTGATTTCAGCGCGCGCCGGGTAGGCCGGGTTTCCGTTGGCGTCTTTTTCCTTCGACGGCTTGCCGAGTTTTACGGTCGCTGTGAACGCGCGGAAGTGCAGTTCTTCGGAATCGTCGACCTCGGCGATTTCGACGGCGCGGCAAAGCGCGGCGAACTGCTTCTGACCGATTTCCTGCGCCTGCGAGCTTTCGTGCTCAAGGTTGTAATTATTGAAGAGCTTCCGGCCTTCGTATTCAGCCGGCTCGAGCACGTTAAACGTGGTCTTCAGTAGCGTGTTGGTGCCGTTGCCGTTCTTGCGCGGGTTTTCCTTGATTTCCGACGCTTCCATTTCGAGCCGGTAGATGCCGTTCGGGAGTTCCGGGTAGTCGTCGCGCTGCTCCGTGTCGTGTTCGGTAGCGTTAAATTTCGAGCCGAGTTGTGCCATTGTGGTGGTTGCCTTTCGTGGTGGTTTAGGTGGTGGCTGGCTTGCCGAGGAGGTAACGGCTGTTCGATGTGGTGATGATGTCGCCCTCCTTGCCTGGCTTTGATTTATTCAGGCTAGTGCGAACGACTGATCCGTCAGCGAACCTTTCTTTTTTGTCGCCGTAAATGGCACCAAAGTAATATCCATGTGCGAATGACCATCGCTCAAGCGTTGCTGTGTACTCGCTGTCTGCCATCAAACCACCTCCTTCACGAAAGCATCAAGCGCTGCGCAGAATTCCTTTGCCTCTTTGATAGGAATCCAGACTATATCGTTGCCCTGTTCGATTTCAATGACATTTTCCCCATCCTTCAGAAGCATCTTGACTTCCGTATCGTCGTCGAACTTGATTGTCGGATTGTTTATTACACGCATCAAGCAGCCTCCTTCTTTCCAGCCTTGCCGTTGTCGTTAGCTGCGGGCGACCAGTATTTCGCCAGCGCATTGAAGCCTTCGCCCCTCTTGTATGAGATCGAATCCGGGAGGGAGTAGCGGTTCTTAGCCATGAATCCAGCCCCTTCCGATAGGTGTATCTGTCGCTCCTTACCGCCTTCGGCGTGCGTGACCTTCTTGTTGTGACCCACTTCTTTTTCTTTCAGGCTGACGCGGTAGTTCATGAATGCAACGATATCTGCCTGCTCCCTGACAAGCGCATTAGCCCTTTTATGCAACTTCGGAACGTATCGACTGTAAGGGTCGGTCGTTGGCGAATCGAACCGGATGATTTCCGGGTGCGCCAACATCACGACGTGCATGCCAGACTTCTTGAGCGCGGCGAGCGCACCAAGAAACTCGCGCCACTCGCTGTCAGCCTCTACGTAGCCGCGGCCGTAACCAGGCTCCTCGATCGACTGGACCCCCAACCGCGCGCATGTCGCGTCCCATACAAGATTCTCAAGTCCGTCCAGGCTGTCGATGATCACGGTCTTGAATTCATGTTCTTCGGTCAGCAACTCGCCGAACACGTCAAGCAGTGCATCGAACGATTCGATATCTCCTGGCGTCGGCAACTCAAAATCGCTTGGCGTGCTTTCGCCTTCCGTTGGTAGGTAGATCGGCGACGGCCACTCTCCGGCGAGTGTTGTCTTGCCGATGCCATCGACGCCGTAAATCAGCGTTATAGGCGGGTTGCCAGATTTGCTGGATTTCAGTGATGAAATTGAAAGTGCCATTACGTAAACAGGCTCCGTACTATGATGATTGCGGCGATTGCGATTAGCGCGAAGATGAACGGCTTCCACGGTCCGCCTGGTATGCTAATCGGTTTGTCAAAGAAGGCGTCGTATGGTTGCATTACCAGACACCAAACCAGACGCCCCATCCGTGGACTACGGCGACGGGTGCGAAGATGGCACCGGCAATAAGGAAACCCCATGCGCCTGCTGTAAAGCACACGTAAAGATGCGTGAACCACGCCGGGATTGCAGATAGCGCGAGTAATGCGGCCGGTATTGCGCAGCCGGCTGGTACGTCGTTGTGGGTCATTCGGCAATCTCCTCGCGCAGGCGCTTCTTGATAAGCGTCTTAACGTCGCCCATCATTTCCTGCGCGTCCGGCGTCTGCATAACCGCCTCGCCTGCCTCACTTGCTGCGATCATATAGACAGTGCTTGAAGACGGGATTGCGCATGCTGCAAGTGCCGCCAAAGCAGGCACCCAAAGAAACCGGAACATGCGCGGCCCGCGGTTTGGCGAAATGCGGTTGGCGTCGTCATGCACTGCAGTAGCCGCTGATACAGAGACAACCGCAAACGCAGATAGAATGGCAATCGCCAATAAAAATCCACCAAGCCTTGCCGACACCTCCGCCGCGTACAATAGCCATGATAACGTATTCATTATGCTGCTTCCTTCATCGTTTTCAGAATGCCGACCATCGGCCTCGGCTCTGGATAATCGTTTGGAAATGCCCGCCTACGCGCCGCGCTATGCATGAATTCAGGCGCGCGCTGTTCGCTAACCTTGGCCATTGCAACCGCTCCAGCGGCGCGACGTCTGTCGCCGCGCGTTCTTCCCTGTGCATCAACCGCAGGCTCCATAGGCGGCGTGCAAAAGCCGCGCCCTCCTGTCATCGCGGCAAGCGTCTCGCGCCGCCGATCGATGTTGACGGCTGGCGACCCTAGTTTTGTGTCGGCACCGTATTCGTCCTGCAGTACTTTCTGGAAGGCTTTCATTTCGCGTTGCTCCTTGCGTGCCGTTCTGCCTCGCGCGCACTGCTTCGCGGATACGACTTGCCGGTTGCTGTAAACGGTTCGTAGCGCGACTCCGGATATTTGCGTCCGGCATCTTCTGCAGCGCGCACTTTCGCTTCGTGGCGTGCCGTTGCGCGCCGTACCTGTCTCGATTCCATGTCGCGTATCCTTTACCGCCTGCGCTTTGGCACAGGCGGCGTTGCGGTGTTGTGGTTAGGCTGCGTAATCGTAAACGATACGGCTAGCCTGCGCAGTCGTGATGCCTGCAGTTTTCTTCAGCTCGGCGATAGCGCCGGCCTTGGATGACTTTTCGACTGCAAGCCGCTGCCATTCGTGGTCGTACTTCTTTTCGACTTTGCGAATATCGACGCGCTCGTAAACCGCGAACTCTGTGCCAGGCGTCATGTCGGCAAGCCGCTGCGCTTCGGCCTTCGCGCTTTCGACATTGGCGTGGACATACGGCTTGTGCGTTGGTCGCGGAGTCCCGTTGCTGGCCAACTTGGCGACGATGGCGGTGTTGGATGTGGCGTGTCGAATTGTGTCTTCAAAATACCCGCCGTTGCACTGCCCGTTGCGTCCTTCCGTGTCGTCCCATACAACGTCGATAAGTTTTGTTTTTACGATGCCGCATTGGTATTCACCCCTTGGTCCTACGCGACCTTTGTGACCAACGTCAGCCGCCATCCCGCTCTTTGCGACTTCGATTCGATCACCGACCTTGAACTTCGGTTCGCGGCGATCCGTGCTATTGCTATTGACTGTGACACCGTCCTTTACAACTTCGCGCAACTCGAAAATATGTGCTTCACGCACCAAATTCGGACCGTAATCGCTGCTACCGTCGACGCGGTAAATGTCGCCGTCGCTACGCGGACACTCCCAAGGATGACTAGTGTCGTCTGACCACTTACGCATCGGACCGACGCGCTTGCCAGTCGTATCGACGTAGTATTTGCCAGCCTCGATGTGAAGTGGCGCCGCCTCGGCATTGACGTAATCGACCCACCAAACCTTGTCGTTGCCGAAATCGACGTGCATGTTGGTTGCCGCTGTTTCGAGAACGGTTCCGACCATGCCGGAATACACCCACGTGTCCTGGTCCGTCGTTACGCGGATGACTTCGCCTGCCTTGAAGGGCGGCGGTGCGAGTTCGAGGTCTCCGCTATGAATGTGTCCAGAAGGGCAGCCGACCGTCCAATCGGTTGCGTAAATATAGCCATTGCCGTCAACGACGTCGACGGTTCCGTAACAGTCCTCGCCGAACATGTAGTCGCGACTTACAACGCGGTCGCCTACTTTGAATTTCGGCGTCATGGCAGACTCACGCGCCTTGCGGAACGATTCCGCGTCATAATACGGCCCGCTGCCGCCCGGCCTGTTGCTTATCCCGATAAGATTGCCAGAAAACGAGACAGCATAAATCTCTTCAAGGTTGCCCTCGCTTTCTCTCCAGTATTGGTTCCAGTGGTCGACCACGAACGCGTAATCGGAATCTGTGTATTCGATTCGATCACCCGCTTTAAACTTCTCTTCCATCATGCCACTCCTTTAGCTCTAGCCGCCGCTAGGTCGATCACCTGCGCCGTCGTGTTCGCTTTGACTTCGTTGGTTTCTCCGTCGCCTGCCGAGTCGCCGACAAGTTCGCTTTCGACGAACCATGCGCGGTACAGTTCGGATCCAGTCCAAACGCGCAGTTCGTATTCCTCCTCGCCGAAGTTGGTCTGTCTGAAATTCAGAACCTGCCCAAGCCAGCCGTTAATCCGCAGTTTGACGAATTCGCCGATCTCGTATCCGAGCCATTCGTCAAACATTGGCGCCGTCCTTCATGCGCTGCAAACCAACCCACTGGCGCTTCTTGCGCCCGCCTTCGTCTGTTTCGACGAGATAGCTTCTGCCGCCATCTAGAAATTCCGACGAGCCGACAATGACGCCCTTTACGGTGATTTCGATTTCGTCGCCGAGCTCGTACTGCGTTGCCGCCGCCTTGACGGCGGTCATGCTGCAACTCCATCGATTGCGGCGATGCGCGGCATGCGGACCGGCTTTCGATAGCCGTCAACGTCGGGCGCGTAATGAATGACCGTATTGGCGTCGTCGCGCGGTTCAGCCGGCGGCGTGTTACCGGCGCATTTGTACGCCCACTGTTTGGAGATGCCGAGTTTCTCGGCGATGGTGGCGATTGACTTCCCGTCAGCCCGCATGGCGCAGGCGCTCTTTTCAACGTTCATGAGTGAGCGTCCTTTGTGGTGGTTTCCCGAAAATTTTAACTTTTTTGCCGGGATTCGTTTACTACGTCACAAGGGATATGCTTTTTCGCCTATACGGTCAAGGATAAATATGCGATAACGCCTAGCCGTTGCAAAAAAAGCGCAAAAGCGCATATGAGGCGGCTAGACAGGGAGAATGGAAAATGAAGACAGAAACCATAGGGCAGCGAGTAAAGAAGCTGCGAAAGGATGTCGGCCTTACACAGACCGATCTTGCCAAGCAGTGCGGCGTCGACCAGGCGACCGTTTCAAAATGGGAGCGCGGCATCGATAAGCCGGGTTCAAAGTCGATCGCAGTGCTGGCCGATATGGCCGGCATGCCGGTAAGCGCTTTTCTTGGCATCAAGGCGGCGCCGCGAAACACGGCGCAAAACGTCAAAACGTTTCGCGTTGTCGCACCGCTTCAGGCCGGCGTTTGGCGGGAGGCGGTAGAGTGGCCGCCAGACGAGCAATATGACGTGCCTATTCCTTGGCATCCAAACATGCCGGACATGCCCATGACCGGCTACCTCGTCCAAGGCAACAGCATGAACAAGGTTTATCCAAGCGGGTCGCTTGTATTCGTTTCGTCAACTATTGCGAACGGACTAAAGCCAAAAAGCGGACAGCGGGTATTGGTTCAACGGCGCAATAAAGACGGTTTATACGAAGCTACCCTAAAGGAATATGTCGTCGATGAAAACGGCAAGAAATGGCTATGGCCGCGCTCTCACGACCCGGAGTTTCAGGCGCCGATCGAGGTTGGCAAGAGCGACGATGACATAACGATTACCGGGATTGTTATGTACTCCTTTATTGCCGAGCCGTTTTTGCGCTGAAAAAAGACAATGCGCGGGCGGTATGCGTTCGCGCATTTTTTTGTTGCATTAATAGGCGAAAACGCCTAGATTGGCGTGAAATGGAATCGCGAGGACGAAAGCATGACCACTGAAGTGCAACGAGTTAAGGCAGAAATAGAACGGCGCGTTAAGGGATACGACGTATTCCTCGCCGCTCTCCGCGAGATAATCGACCGCAGCAATAACGGCGAGCTTGGTACGTCGAAGGTCATCGACATGCGCAAGATTGCCGAGCGCGCGATTGCGGAGGTGGCGGTATGACCCACCCCACCATAACCCACATCGACGACGTTTTGCCGTCCGTCAAGGACCGAACCGATTTCGTCGTTGTCGACAAAGGCGATTACACAGTCATTGACTACGTATACGCCTTGCCGGACAGCTTCGACGATCCGATACGGCGCGAGTGTCGCGGCATCAAGTTTGCGCGCGACGGCAGCATCCTGGCGCGGCCATTCCACAAATTCTTTAATATCGGCGAGCGCGAGGAAACACAGCCGGCGGCGATCGACTTCAACGAGCCGCACAGTGTTACGGAGAAGCTTGACGGCACGATGATCCACGCAGCGTTCGTGAACGGCGTCGGTTGCTTTATGACGCGCATGGGCCGGACAGACCATGCGTTGCGCGCGGAGCGGCATTTCACGCGCGCCATTGAGCGCGAGTGCGCCATTCTAATGCATGGAGAGCATCCAGCGACTCCGATTTTCGAATGGACGGCGCCGGATAACCGCATAGTGGTGCGGTACGAAGAAAGCGCGCTTACCCTATTGGCTATAAGACGCAACGAAGACGGCCATTACTACCCGCGCGCTGTTGTCGAGGATTGGGCCAAGGACATGGGCATACCCCACGTCGCCCACCACACGCAGCGCCACAACAGTGCCGCGGACTTTCTCGCTTACGCTCGAGCGATACAAGGCGCGGAAGGCTTCGTCGTGCGGTTCGATAGCGGACTATGGGTGAAAGCCAAAGGCGAGGACTACGTCCTGAAGCACCGCGCCAAGGACAGCATCATGCACGAGAAGAACATTCTCGCGCTAGTGCTAAGCGGCGGCATTGACGACGTTCTGCCGCTGCTCGACGACGCGGACGCTGATGCTGTCCGCGAGTATGCGACTGCGGTCGAGTTAGGTATCGCGGAACAGGCAGAGGCGCTTTGGGCGATTATTGCTGATAACGACAACGGTTACGACAGAAAGACGTTCGCAACGACAGTTGTGCCGAGGCTGCATCAGTCGTTGCGTCCACTAGCTTTTCAAATTTACGACGGCGTCGCACCGCGCCAGGCTATCACGGAGCGCCTTGCAGCCAACTGCAACAGCCAAACGCAGGTAGACGCATACCGACCACTGCACGGCGCCGTTTGGCGCTACTGACCTAACCACCACAGGAGAACCACCACAATGTATCCGGTAATCACAGCACAAGAAGCATTCGCGCAGGGCAGCAAGCCGTGGCTGCTCTATCACATCGCCAGCAAGTACGGCCGCTCGCCTATCGCGCGCAAGTTGCGTGATACAGCGCGCGAGCTCGCTGCGCTTTTGGCTGCTGCGCGATGAGTGCCGCACTGAGGGCGGCACGGGACGCGGCGATGAAAAAGGCAGCGTCACTCCCGAAGGTGAAGATCAAAGGGGAAAGTCGAGGCGCGTTGATTTGCATCGACGAGATCGACCGCCTCCGCGCCAGCTGTGCTGAGCTTGAGAAGGCGCTCGGCGAAGTTCTGGAAATCATGCCGATGGACCGTGAAGAACTCGAAACAGGCCCGTTGCGAGTTGAGGAAATGTACAAGCGCGAAACTGGGAAAGAGCCGTCCGCAAACCATGACGAGTTTACGGAATGGTGTTGGTCAAAGGTCCGCCGCGCCCGCGCCACCCTCGCAGGGGCGCACATGGAAATGCCGCCGAAGCGCGAAATCAAAAGCACAATGGAAATTCTACAGCGCCTCGCGGACGGCGACAGGATCGTGTTTTCGGAGGACGGCGAAGAGGCATGGTTCGCAGGCGGCGACCGTGCGTTCGTCGGCAACGTCATCATCGAAATGCGCAGCAAGGGCTACCTCAAGCGCATGTGCGACGACGAAGAAAACTACCGCGGCTCAGGCGAGTACGACACGATCAGCGAAAAAGGCCGCGCCACCCTACAAGGACAAGACAATGGCAGGTGATATCGAGATTACGGACGAGATGGTTGAAGCCGCATGCAGGGCGTACTGGCCGCTCCACTGGCCGCAGCAATTCAGCGACGACGATGCCGGTTCAATCCGCAAGCATATTCGAGCTAGCATCGAAGCCGTCTACCCTCCCATTGCCAAGACCGCCCAAGCGGAGGCGAGAGAGGCGGCTGCGGAGCGCGCTAAAACAGAGCTTGAGAATTGGGGCATTGACCTTCAGCACACATCCGACGCCTACCGCGATGCAGCCGTCAGCGGGGAATTCAACGGCAGACGGATAAAGCCAGAATTTGCCAAAGAACAGGCCGTGCGGTTCAAGGAGCGCGCCGACGCCATCTATGACTTTGGCGAACCGCTCGCCGCCGCCATCCGCTCTATGGAGGTGGAGTGATGGGACAGCCTATCAAGACAATCGAAGTGACCGTACAAGGCTTCCCGCCAGTTACTGCATCGCATGTCACTGCCGCCGCCGCCTTTGCTGATGTGTGGAGGAAGTATCAAGTCTATGACGACAGGTGCACATTTCGCCGCTTCATGGAAATCGCGACACGCAGGGTTGTGCCAAATCCCCCCGGCGTAGGCGACCCGATCAATGTCTGCGGACGTCCTGCTTGGTCGCTGGAGCCTCCGGCGCACACACGCGCGTTTGTCTACGATGGAGAACGTGTTCCAATGCGGGCGCATCATTCTGAAATCGAAGATGCCCGTCTCCGCCACTCCAAGGACACATGACCGTGAGCGCGCCAGCCAACGATAACGAACCGCGTCTTCTTACCAGACAGGAGGCATCCACCTACCTTGGCATTAGTCCGTCGCTGTTTTCATCGTGGGTAAGCGACGGTTATATGCCGGCGGCGCTGGCATGGACAAAGCGATGGGATAAACGCGCGATCGACGCGGTGCTTGATAAAGCTTCCGGTCTCGATAAAGGTGTAACCAATACGGAGACACCTTACGAGAAGTGGAAGCGGGAAAGTGAGAGTCGTGCTTGAAGGTATCCACAAGGTCAAAGCCAAACTAGCCGGGGGCAAGCAGAAATATTACCTGTACGCCTGGCGAGGCGGTCCGCTGCTTAGTGACGCGGACGGCAATGCGCTGCAGCCTGGTGACAAGCGCATAGCGAAAGCCTACGCAGACGCGCACGAGGCGGACAAGAAAAAGAACGACGACACGCTGCGAACGCTTATCGACGAGTTCCGCCGATCGACGGAATACACGGAGAAAGCAGACAAGACGCGCCGAGGTTACGACCTTTACCTAGGCAGGATCGAAAGCGCAGCGATTGCAGACATGCCGATCGAGGCCGTGCAGGATCCATCTGCGCGCGGTTCGTTCAAGGCATGGCGCGATACGATGGCGGATAAGCCGCGTTCCGCGGATTACGCTTGGGTTACGCTGGCGCGCGTGCTGTCTGTAGCGAAGGACAACGGCCGCATTGCGGTAAACGTGTGCGAGCGCGGCGGCAGGCTATACAAGGCTAATCGGTCGGAAATCATTTGGGAAGAAGATCACATCGCGGCCATGATGAAGGCGGCAAGACGGCCGCTGCAGATGGCGCTAATGCTTGGTCTTTGGACAGGCCAGCGCGAAGGCGACCTATTGCGTGTGGCGTGGAATGCGTACGACGGCAAGTCGCTGCGCATCAAGCAAGGTAAGACAGGCGCACGAGTTACGATTCCGGTTGGCGAGACGCTAAGGCAGATGCTTGATGCCGCGCCGCGTGTGTCGACGTCCATCCTTACGAACACACGCAACAAGCCGTGGACCGAAGACGGATTCCGCGCGTCGTGGGCTACAGCGTACCGCAATAGCGGCCTGCCGATGGCTAAAGGCGAGAAGCTGCACTTCCACGACCTGCGCGGTACGGCCGTTACGCGCCTGGCGCTGGCTGGCTGCAGTAATTCGCAGATCGCCGCGATTACCGGCCATAGCCTGCGCGATGTCGAGGCAATCCTCGATACGCACTATCTAGGCGGGCGCGTCGAGCTCGCGGAGCAGGCTATGTTGAAGCTGGAACAACACGCACGGAAGGTGGTGTAGGTTATGAAAACACGTGAAGAAAAAAGAGACGCAATGCTGAAGCAACTAGGCGTAAGCAAGGAGCAGTTTGAAAAAGACATGGAGTCCGTTAGGCGGCTGCGCCATTGCGCTGACGAATTTGTGAAACAGCGCGTCAACGAAGTGTTAGACAAAGATTAGGCGCACGCGCATTTTTTTGTTGCGTCGTTAGGCGTTTTCGCATATTGATGGAAAATCCATGGAGGCGCGTATGAAATTGAGGCCATATCAGACTGCTGCAATTGAAAGTGCCATACAGGCGCTAACAATCCACGGCAGTGCAGTAATGCAGATGCCAACTGGCGCTGGCAAGACGAGAACCGCAACCGAGATTGTCAAGCAGCATAAAAAGCCCGTGTGGTTCATATGCCACAGGCAGGAGATCGAACGGCAGGCCGCAAAAGCCTTCACCGCCGCGGGGATTGATTTTGGAATCGTGTCGCCGCGCGGTAAGCCTGAATACGATAAGCCTGTGCAGATTGTTTCCGTCGCTACGCTTACTAGGCGCATTAATGACTTGCCGCTTCCGTCGCTAGCGATATGGGACGAGTGCCACCACGTTGCGGCAAAGTCATGGTCTGCGATCCGTGAACAACTTAACGGCGCGCAGAACCTTGGGCTTACCGCAACGCCAGAGCGCTTTGACGGCAAGGGCCTTTCGGAGTGGTTCGGTGAGTTGGTTGTCGGCCCGTCCACGCGCGAACTTATTGACGGCGGATATCTTTCCGACTTCCGATACTTCGCGCCGAGCGACCCAGACTTGGCTAGCGCCAAGATGCAGGCGGGCGATTATAAAAAGGGCGACCTGGACAAGGTAATGAATACGCCGGTCCTGATTGGTGATGCTATTGCCGAGTATCGCAAGAACGCGGACGGCAAGCGCGCGCTAGTGTTTTGTGCCAGCGTTGACGCCAGCAAGGCGCTAGTCGATCGGTTTAATTCCGAAGGCATACCGGCAGCACACGTTGACGGAACCACGCCTACTGATGAACGAGACGCGTCTGTTGATGCACTGGCGTCAGGCAACATTAAGGTACTGTCCAACGTCGAGGTGTTCACGGAAGGCTTCGACCTTCCAGCAATCGACGTTGTTATCCTGCTCCGCCCGACGAAGAGCCTGGCGCTGTTTTTGCAGATGATTGGACGCGCGCTCCGCACGGCGGAAGGCAAGTGCGAGGCGTTGATATTCGACCACGCGGGCTTGTGGCTTGACCACGATTGGTTTGACTTGCCGATTGAATGGTCGCTGGACGGCGGCGCACGTCAACGAAGATTGGCTGGTCGCAAGCACGGTCCGCGCCGCTGTCCTGAATGCAAGGAGGTTCGCGTCGAGCGCGAGCCTGTGTGTGAGTGCGGTTATGAGTTCCCGACTGGGAGCGAGATTGGTGAATGCGACGGGAAACTCACTGAGTTGCGCCGCGCAGTTCCGTCCGGCTGCGAGACTAGAGAGGCATTCTCTAGGCGTATAGGGTGCGCCAGATTCGCCATGAATCGTTGGATTTCTAAAGGTATGCCTCTTTGTGATGGATATGTCCCAATAGAAGATGCGAAAGAGTGGTTAAAAGAAAACCCGCCAAGAAATATGCGCCCACTTTTTGTTGATGATCCTTCAGAATATGAAAGCCAAAAGGCATTCGCGCGAAGAATTGGAACATATAATTCACAGGTAAGACTTTGGGCCTTGAGTGGAGTAATTCCGTGTGCGAAAAACGGGTGGATCCATATAGAAAAGGCTCTTGACGTAGTAAACTCAATGCGAAGTAATAAAATCGCTAAACCGAAGACAAAGAAAAAAGAAAAGAAACGAGTAGCTAATGGAAGTGAAATAAAGGCTGATTTTGCTCGACGGATCGGAGTCTCATTCGCATCTGTGACTCTGTGGTGCAGGAACGGCTTACCAAACGATTGCGATGGGAACATCATCATTGATGACGCTATTGATTGGGTTGAGGCAAACACAAGGACATTAATAAAAGTAAACGACTTAACAGAAACACAGAGAAGCTTTGAAAAAAGACTAAAGGCAAATAAAGGTATGGCGTATTCATGGGCTGCGCGTGGAATGCCACTCGATAAGAATAGGATGGTTCACGTTCCAAGCGCATTGGAGTGGGTTCGAGAAAATGCAAAAATTCGAATACCACCAGATGCTTGGCCGCCAGATAGCGACCGCAAACAAAAGCCGCAACCAACCGCCGCTTAGCGGCACAACAAGGAGACCAACAATGAACCGTAGAAAATTTCTAGCCGCCATTGGATTGGCACCTATTGCCGCAACTGTTCCGGTTGCCGCCAAAGCGGCAGCAGTGACTGGCGAGTTTGGTCCGGAGGCAATGATGCCGCTTTATGACAAGCAGCTGGCCTCAAGAGCAATGTGCGCGGAAGCTGAAGTTGATATTCTAGACGATGGAACAAAACGCATTGTGCGTACAACTGACTTTGAAGATCATTGGCGAAAGTTCGAGGAGGAGGCTGCAAATATAGTTCTAGACGCATATAGGGCAGGACGCAGAATCTAAAGGCCAACCAATGACCCGCATCAACTGCGTTCCGCCGGCAGAGCTAACCGGCAAGCACCTTGTTGCCGAGTACCGCGAGCTACCGCGGATCTTCGGCCTTGTGCGTGCTGCGATCGCACGCGGCGAGCAGCCGGCGGTTATGGACACGTACCGCCTTGGCGCTGACCACGTTAGGTTCTTCTACACGCGCCTTGCGTGGCTTGCGCGCCGCCAGGCTGCGTTGATCGATGAAATGAAGCGTCGTGGCTACGCTCCGCAATACGGTGCGCCAAGCTTGGCGGGCTTTCCTACCGAGTGGTGCGGCGACTGGCAACCGACAGACGAGGCGCTGGCGCTGAATAGGGCGCGCATTATGGAGAGGCTACCAAAATGAGCAGCAGTCACCTTATCATCGTCGCTCACAACACGGCGACAGACGATATCGAATTACCGCTCGGCAACACGACGCTATACGGCGTTGGCGACGAGGAGAAAATCCTCGAGCGGTGCCGTAAGCGTTACGACAACGATTGGATCTTGGCGCTGTACAGGCCAATTAGCGCGCCGGTAAGCGGAACGAAGAGCAAGGCAAAGGAGTGAGTCCGAAGTTTGTATACAAATTCCGGACATCCACTAGCGGCCAAATATGACCGCTAATTACGCATTAGGCATCATAAGCGGCACTTAATAGCCGATTGGAGAAATGCAATGAACATTTGCGACAGACTGCGCGGCCTCTCGAGCGAGATTGCGTATAGCCAAATAGCGGATCAGATCGTCGATGAAGTTGCGCCTGACGCGGCGGACGTTATTGAGCTATTGCTGGCCGCATTAAAGCCGTTCGCGCAGGCTCCTTGCACGGGTCCGAATTCGTTCAATCGCGCAGTCCTGTCAGATGATGATTTTCGCAACGCTCGTGCGGCGTATGAGAGGGCGACGCAATGAACGATATCGTCAAGGCACTCATACTTGATAGCGAGTATCTTTTTCAGATGACTGGCGAGGACCACGGGCCTACTTTCATTGCAACTGACGAAGACGTTTATTTTGATATTGCAGATCTAAATACAGCGGCGTGGCAGTGTCATACCTGTGGTCGCTTTGAGTACCACGTCTTTGGATTTGATTGCGAAGAGTGCGGATGGTCGGCTGATGAAGATAGAGTTAAGCGCGCACTGGTGGATCGCGAGTCCCGCGTTGAAAAGCAATGACCGACAGACGTACGCTAATATGGTGGTCAACGGGCGCCGCGAGTTTCGTGGCCGCACAGTTGACACTGCGCGACAACCCGGAAGCAATCGTTGCGCGATGTGAGACTGGCAACGAGGATCCGGATAACTATCGTTTTGAGGCAGATGCAATGCGGCGGCTTAATACGTCCGTCACGCTGCTTCGCTCCACAGAATTCAGTGACGTTTGGGAAGTTTGGCAAAAGCGCCGTTACATGTCTGGTATTGCAGGTGCGCCATGCACATCTGCAATGAAGATTGCCCCTAGAATTGAATTTCAGCGCCCGACAGACATTCACGTTTTTGGCTACACGGCTGATCGCGAAGACGTAGACCGCTTCGAGAGGCTTAAGGAAAACTATTTTGAGTTGACCGTCCGCGCGCCGCTTATCGATGCCGGTATAACAAAAGCTGCAAGCCTTGCAATCGTGCAAAAGTCAGGGCTTGAGTTGCCGCGCTCCTACGCCATGGGATTTCCAAACGCCAATTGCCTCCAGACTGGATGCGTCAAGGCGACTAGCCCGGACTATTGGTCACTATATCGTCACCACTTCCCTGAGAATTTCGCGCGAACTGCAGCCTACGCACGTGAAATTGGCGCCAGACTGACGCGCATAAAAGGCGAGCGCATGTTCATTGACGAGATACCAGACGATTGGCCGATGACGAATCCAATCATTCCGGCCTGCGACTTCCTGTGCGCGTTGGCTGACAACGACAACGAACCGATGGAGAAGGCAGCGTGAGAATATATTTCGCACATCCGGTTACGGACTACGGAACCGAGCGAGAGCGTGGTGCGGTGGCAGCCATCGAGGCAGAAGGATGGACGGTAGAAAATCCAAACCAGCCGCATCATCAGGCTGGCTATGACGAAGAAGGTATGGTCTACTTTGAAAGGCTGGCCGCGTCCTGTGATGCGCTAATTTTTATGCGATTCCCGGGCGGAGCAATTGGCGCGGGAGTCGGAAAGGAGATAGACGCGGCACAGGCGGCGGCCTGTCCGATCTACGAACTATTCGATGGCGAAGTGTACTCGGTCTACGGCTCGCCGACGCCAGTTCTTTCCGTTGAGAATACGCGCGCCCTACTGGCTGAGATTCGTGCTACGGAACCCAACCAGAACAGAAACTGTAAAACGCCTGTAAAACGCAATGCGCCAGGTATCGCCAAAAACGGCTAACCTATTGATTTTATTGGTGGGTGAGCACGGGCTCGAACCGTGGACCCGCTGATTAAGAGTCAGCTGTAAACCCCATGTTTTCAATGACTTAGCTGTAAAGTGAATTGATTTCCGGCCTAATAATTACAGGTGCTTACACGAAATTTGTAAAATGCGCTTTGCTGTATGGAATTGAGTTAAATATGCGCATTCGCATTTTTTTTGTTGACGGTTTAGGCGTTTTCGCATAGTTTAATACGACCACCAACGCGCCCCCAGGGCAACCCTTTAGGAGATGGATGATGTCCCATACAACGCGCAATCTAGTGATGAGCAATTCTACAGCGGTCTTGTTCAACGAACATGACAGCAGATTGTCTTTCCAGATGAGTATCCCGCGCGGTGATCCAGACGGGAATGGAAGCCTTGGGTGGCGGTTCGTTTGGGGCACTCCGAACGAGAAAGACAAGCTAGCCGCCGTCAGCATCATGGAGAGCTACGAGTACCTTTTGAGCGAGCACATCACTGCCGACGAAGCGTGCTCCCGTCTGCGTTCATTGAGGCGCGCCTATCGCGAACAATTTCACATCAACGAAGCAGCTTAACCTCATTCCACCGACGGCCTGAGCCGTCTCCTCGAACACGGGAGATACCGAAATGAGTTCAAAAACCGCGCAGGAAATCCCGCCAAAGATGGCGCAACAACTCGCTGACAGAGCAAGGGCTGGCGAAGGCATCCGAGTGGGAAACTCCGACATGTATCAGTTTGTTGTCGGGAACCTTGTCTCAACAGTCATGATCAACATGAACCCGCCAATGGGGACGATTGTACGCGACCCACGCGAAGCAGACCGGCTTAGGGCAAAGGCTGCTTCCAATGATGGCAGGAAGCCTGCCGCCTAACACTCACAACGGGAGACTGAACCATGACGACGGCATTCGCACTCAAGGAAATGTTGGCAAGCAAGCGACAAGGGAAAGACGTTTGGTTTCGGTTTGCGACCGTCATCGGGCCGTGCTGCACCGGCGAAACTACCGAAAGGGCGCTTTTCAGAAGCGCAGATGACGCCCGTAACACCGAGGCATTTATTCACCCGCTATCGTTCTTTGAGCCGGTTGAAGTGAATGCCGAGGACGGCGGTGATTTCAATTGGAACGCAGCCTAACCCCCTCTCACTGGAGCGCAGACTATGAACACGAGAGAGACGAAATGGACGCCGGGACCGTGGTTCGTGGAGCAAAGCACATCACGAGAATGGAGCGGTTTTCGCATTCACTCGGCTTCGGAGACGTATGACTTCGACGCGATGAAAGTCCCACAGTCGATAGCGATTACGACGCAAAACTACGATGGCACAACTTACGCGACCATTAAGGGCCGGCAGGAGGCCAACGCCCACCTCATCGCTGCGGCACCCGAGCTTTACGCGGCTCTTGTCGAAGCGATTGACGAGCTTGAAGCCTACGAAGTGGACGCCTCCGGCGAACTCTACAACAACCCGCGCTTCAACGCCATTCTCGCCAAAGCACGTGGAGAATCTCAATGAACACGAGAGAGACAGAACTGAAGCCGGGGAAAGTCAGGCATTGCTGGAATTGCGGTGCAGACATGGGGTTCATTGAGAACCGGTTTTACGACCGCATGGATACCTGCGGATCGCGCGAATGCGAAAGAGCCGCACGAGACGCTTTCGAGGAAGACCGCGAGGAAGCGCACCGCGCCGTCGATGATTATTACGGGGGAGGCTGGTGATGACCGAACCGTACACCTGCACGCCCGAAAACCCTTGGAAGCCCGAATACGGCACTCCTGTCCGGCATACGAATGTCGAGGAAGTCGGCGACCAAATCGATGGCTGGCCGGGCGGCGATATCCAGAAATACCGCTGCAAGGATTGTGGCGCGACATGGAAAGCGGAGTTGCCGCAATGACCAGCCTTGCACAAATGAGAAGCGAAGTAGCCCGCGATCATGGCTGGCATGAAGACGATGACGGCGACCGCATCGACGAGGTTCTGAACGAACGGTTCGGACAGGCTGCGGTGGAGATGTATGAGGCGCTGGAAGATGCCAGCGAATGCGCGGAGATCATCGACAACCTGATCAAGGGCATAGAAAGGCACGGGAACTATTCCGTCGAAAGCACTCTGATGTTTTTGAGGCAGGCGCGCATTCAGACACATACCGTTGAGATTGCACTTGCAATAGCGAGGGGCGAGCCATGAGTGATCATCTCGACAGGCTGATTGCCTACACAGGATCGCCGGATGTTTATGATGCGCCGAGCGTCGAAGAACTCCGCTGCGCTCTCGCTGAAATCCAAGCCTTTCGCGAGGTGAAGGCTGCCATCGATAACGCCCTACGCGAGGCGTTTGATGCGGGCGTCCAGCAGGGCAACGCGGTGGCCGTGGCTTACGAATGGGGTGGGTTCCCCGACTTTACCAACGAGCAGGCATTCAAGGAGGCGCTTGAGCCGTATAACGGCGGAGCCATCGCGAATGTCTTGGCACTCTCGAAAGCGAGGGCACAATGACGCACCAAACCAAATCACAACACTGGAACTGGACAACAGTTAGCGTGCTAGTGTTTCTAGCAGCATGCTGGTTAGTGGTCGTTGGCCGTACGCTCATCTAGCATATATTGCCTAGCGCCGGCAAGCGCGCTATAGCGGCTCCGCACAAGGAGTCGCTAAATGCCTACACCCAACGAAATCCGCGAACAGATCGCAACGCTTGAAAAGCAACTGCGCGAAGCCGAAGAAGCTGAGCGCAAGGCCGCTTTGGTCGGTGACGCCAAGCGCGCAACGGCGCTGCTAACCCTTATGCGCGAGTCGCAGAAGGAAATCGAGCGGTTGTTTCCTGGTACATTCTCAGGCGAAAAATGGGAAGCTATTACACCGCAGGCGTGGCCGCGCGATACTTCGTTCAAGCGCGCCGCGGATCTTAGCGAAACGGAAATCCAGAATGCCCGAGATGCCGGCAAGGATGCCGTCGCCAAACTCAAGACAAAATAAAACCCGCGCACAAGACGCGGGCTTTTTTGTTTTGGTGATGGTTGCTAGGCGGCCCACCCAACTGCCGCGTCAATGCGCCCGTATAGCTCACTGATGGCGCCGTCGTTCTGAATGTACTCGTCCGGCTCTATATCCATGCGCTCCGACGCATGAGCGCCACCAATGCCGCCGCGGCCGTCAATGCGGTAGATGTAGCCGCCAAGCGATCGCACGGCAGACGCTTCGTTCGGAAAGCGGCAGTCGTCAGTTACAACGCGGCCGCCGGAGTCGATAATCTCGCTGGCCGTGTTGCGCCACAGGCGCGTCCAGAAATCCGGCCCGATTAGATCGCGCCCCCACTCACAGCCGAGGGTCTGCATGGCGTACCGGGGAGTCTTGCCGCAAAGCAAGCCGTGCGGCTTCTCCTTAAGGTCTCCCTCGATTTCACGATCGCCAAACCCAATGGCGCGCATCATGTCCTTCAGCGGGCCGGCGAACTTGACGCGAGTGTAGCCGCGCGAGACCAGGTAATCGGCAGCAGTCGTCTTGCCGCTGCCTGCAAGACCGGTAAACGCCACAAGGTGCGGCGAGGCGTGGTTGTCATTCGCCGGCGGCGTGACGTTGCCCCAAGGCGTCCACGTCGTTACGGGCACGTCAGGAACGTCGCCGGGCTCGGTGCGCGGCGCGTAGCTCTGTTCGATGTGTTCTGCTAGCATGTTAGTGCTCCTCGTTAAGTGCTGCGTCGATCATGGCGCGCCACCAAGCCTTATGGTCGAGATCAGGGTGCAAGTCGCTGTAGCTGTCGCCGTAGTTTTCAACTTGGCCAGAATCCTCCAGCATTTTCCACGTGGGCTCGCGCATTGCCTCGATTGCGGCGCGTGCTACGTGTTCAACCCAAGGTGTGCCGTTCTCGTGCGTGGCCTCTGCACCCTGTATAGCCCGCGCCACTCGCTCAATCATGGTCATACTGTTTCCCTCTCCCGCACAGGCTCTGGCAGCGGCCCGTTCGGGTGCAACGGTCCTTCTTTCGCGTCCGGCTTCCATCCGTCCGGATCCGCGGCGATTTGCTTCAGCGACGCAAGCTTGTCCTTAATCAGCGGCTTGAAGCGGCGGTTATGAAACGGCGGATCCTCGAAGCCGTAAGTCGGGTCTTTGCCGCGGTTGATGCCTACCAGGCGAACGCCAAGGAACGGGCCGTCGACATAATTGTTGTATTCGCCAATCCATCGGATTGTGTAGATAGCGCCTTCGGCAAGCCCAAGCGGAATCGAGACGTGCGGCGGCGTGCTTGCGTCAACGCATACGACTTCGCAGCCGGCGTACAGGTCGTGGCGTGCGTCGGTCATAAGTTCACCAAATAAAGAACCAAAATGAATGCTGCCACTGCAGCGCAGGCCGCGTACATGATGCGCGAGTCGCGGCGCGCTTTTTCTGGCGAGATGCGTGGCATTACGCAGTCCTCCTATTCCACGCAGCCTTGGCAAGATCGCGAGATTCCCAAAGGCACGTCGACGCGCCGCATTCTGGGTAATGCCCGTCGTCTCCAGAGTCGCAGCAAATCCAATCTGTATTCTGCCAACCAGAGTCGTCTGGCCTGTGGTAGCTTTTGGCCTGTGCGCCGCAGTGCGGGCACGGCAGCAAGTCACTGTCGTCCGCCATCAACTCCTACCTCCAGTCAGCATCCTATACAGCTCCAAAAACTCGCGCTCGCCGCGTACCGGATCCCAATACTCGAGCTCGACGCCTAGCGGGTCGTCGTACTTCGGATCGCATTCGTGCATGTTCTGCCGCATCTCGTCGGCAATGATGCGATTGTCCGCCTCGTGCACTTCGTCAGGCATGACAGGCGACAGGCCGAAAGCAGCGGCAACGGCTTGCCATACGCGGTCCTCGATTTCGCGCACCCTTGCTGGCTTGACCGGCCGAGCAACGTCTCCAAATCCACTCAATGCCTCCGGCGCATCATGCAGTAGGCCGTGCAGCGCGGCGTGTGGTGCGTTCTCAAGCAGCCAGCGCGCTATATGCACGCTATGCTCGGCGACGCTCAGGAACCGCTTGACGTGGCCGGCATAGCGGCATTGCATCGCCAGGCTATGCGCAATGTCCTTGATGTCGATTTCGCTGGCGCGCGGCGACATAGGCCAGAAGCGGCCCGTGTATGTGCTGATGTAATCGCCGCGCGTCCAGGCGGCGCGTGGCGGTGCAATGTGGGCGCCACGAGGCATGCCCATCACGTCGGCATCCTGCCATTCTGCCGGTACGCCGTACCAGTCAAGCGGTCCGAATGTTTCTGCTGGCAACCCGCCGTGCCTATCATATATCGACATCAACATGCTCCAATTCGTTAAGGCACGTAAACCGCGTTTGTCCGCGGACAAAGGACAGCGAAACGTGCCAGTGACCGAAAAACCATTCTCGCGGCTGGTGACTTTCAAGCATTCGCTCTAGCGCGACGCGCGTCCGAGATCCGTCTTCAATTTTTTTCATATTGAACGCGGACAGGATTTCATTGGCGATGCTTGACGGACAGTCGTGCGTTACGACCACATCCGGCTTAATAGCCGCGTAATCGTCAATCATGCGCTCAAGTTCGGCGTAACTGCATTCCTCGTCGGGCCACCAATCAAGACCTTGCGTGCGCCATGCCTTGTCAATGCTCACCGCGCCGCCTAGGCAATAGATGCCGGTCTGCATGTCGCCGTTGGTAGCCGGTACGAAGCTACCGTCCGGTATCCAGTAAGGATGCCGCTCGCACGCTTGCGGATTGTCATGGTTGCCGCGAATGAACTTATGATCGCCGCGCGACATTGAGTCGTAAGGCGGGTTGGCCGTCGGCTCGCCGAAACGGTTCCGAAAGCCAACGCCCATATCTCCGACCTGGATACTGCGCGGCACGTCTCGGATTATGTCGCGGTAATCGCGAAACTTACCGTGTACGTCACCTATGATGCGGATTGCGGTCATCTATACACCCTCCGTATGGGCTCTGATGGGTTGTGCGGTATCTCGTAGATTCCGATTCGAAGGGCGGAGTAACTGGATAGAAACTCCCTCCGTAAGGAGAACCAGTATTCCTTCCATGTCGACTTGCCGCGAAACCTTCTACAGCGCGCCGCAACCGCAGAAACCCTGGAAGCCTGACGGCAGGCGCGTATCATCTCTGATGCCATTGCGCCGAAAAATGAAACCGTCACAGCAAGGCCAATAATTGCGTGCGCGTAGACCAGCCATATCATACCGCCACGCTCCTCTCGCTTGCCGGTACGTTGTCGTTAGCTGCGCCGGTACACGGCCTTCCCCAAAACTTCGCAGTTCCGTGTTCGATCGCGTCAGCCACGTTTTCCTTTCTAGTTCCCCACGAAAGGTGGTTTCCGCTAACGCAACCATTGGCCCCGTTGCCGCATGAATGCAGAACCTCATGAAGCGGCGAAGGCTTTTGACCTTTTACCTTTTCGCACACATAAGAATGCGCAGGAGTGTTGTTGCCTCCTATATTTACTCTTGCGTACCCGTAAGAATCCCTTGCGAACGGGAATATAAGGCACTCATCCTCAGTTCGGTTTATAGCCGCATCAAGGAACGCAATGACATCGCCTTTTCCAGTTCCTCCACCTAGTGGATCACCATGATCTAAAAGCCTTTTGTAATGCTTCCTGCAGAAACCGCGTCCTCCGCTCCTACCTACCTGCGACGTACATCCATCTACCGCGCAAATTGAAGGTGGCTTTCTTGGCGGAACAAATTCCGGGTCGCCGTACCGCATGAGTCTATGGTAGTGTGCGCTGCACATACCACGAGATACTGCTTCTTTAAGGCATCCACCTACGGCGCATTCTTTACTCATGCCGCAATCGCCGTCATTGCATTGTCGTTGGCTGCATCTAGAATTGCCACCCTGGCACGGCTAACTTCACCGTAATCCTTATGGTAACTGATGGTCTGAACCGAACGCCCGGAAAGAAATCCAGCGCCGTAATGCCAGAAGTCCTGCGGTACTGGCGCCTGATGCGTCTCGGTAATAACGCCGCCACCCTCTGTTACGTACTTAGATTTGTGGTGGACGTGGAAAACGTGCACGTATCGGAACTTGGTTGACCCCCATTCCTCTGCCCTGCGGTGCGCCATGATCTGCGCCATATCGCCAGCCTTTACTGTGTGTCCGTGCGTGGCGCCTAGCATAACCCTACCCCAGACGTACCACCAGAACAGCGACGCATCTACGTCCACCGTAACGCGCGGCTCATTGCGGTAGTAGGCAAGAAGGAAGTAGGCAACAGCGACGGAAGTGTACTCATCATGGTTGCCTGGCAGTATGCGAACGATAACGTCGTCGTTTCGCCTAAGTGCTGCGTCGATAGTCCGAACCTTAAGGCGGCACGCGGTCTCAAGTGCTTTCTGATGCCGCCCATCAGCGTCAAGTACGTTTCCTGACTTCGCCGTTCTGTTTTCGTTGTTGTCGGCATGCACAAGGTCTCCGCCGCCAAGCACTACACCAACAGCAGACTTAGGAGACCGATCTATGGCATCCTCTATGCTTCCGCCAATTTTCTCCTCCGCTATTCGGAGATCCCAATTTTCTCCAACCTCACGCTCCCACGCCAGAAGGTTTAAGTGCCAATCGTTGCACGGGACTAGCGTAAGCAAGTCGGCTGCTGCTGCTGTAGGTGACGGCTTCGGTTTAGCCGGAACGACATCATCAAAGGCGTGCTTTAGAGTCTCGATTGTGTCGAGCGCGTTGCTTGCCGCCTTATCTTCTTTGTTCCACGTCAGCATGACTCGACCGGCGGAATCGGTCAGGACGCTACGCTTGCCGATTACCATGTTCGGCGGGGTTTCGTATTCCTCTCCCGCAGCCTTGGTTTGCTTTACCCAATGCCCTCCTGCCGTCTTGCTCGCGACGCTCTTGATCGCGAAGCCTGGCATGACCGGATCCAGCGATAGCATGCCTCGCTCCGCTGCTAGCGCAAGGTGGCGCCGGACGGTCTTTTCGCTGATGCCAAGCGCTTCGGCTGCGGCTACGTTGCTATCATGTTTTGGGCGCTCCGCTACGGTGCGCTCGATTGTTGCGTCTGCGACTGGTGGTGTGGGCAAATCGTTAAACTCCAAGACCGTGGATGATAAGGGCGTTTGACGCTATGAATACCCCAAGCGCAGCAATCTGGTTTGCTTTAAAAATAGCCCCCGCGGCAAGCGCTAGACCAATGCCTGCTATAAGAAACGCCATCTTCAACCTCCAATCACGACCGCTTCCGGCCGCTTTGCTTCTAGTTCTGCGGCGTTGTTGCCTTCTCCGCCAATGGTTATCTCGCCGCCCTCGATCGTTAGCGGCATTTCCGGCGAGCCTTCCGGCCTGTCGTACATACCTTCCTGCATTTCCTTGGCGGTCTTTTCGTCATACGGAATCCGGTAGTAAACCGGCTCGTCTCCGCCGACCGACATAAGCACGTAAATCGCCTCGCCTGGCACAATCCGCGCGCCGATAACGCTGTACTCTCCGTCCGCTGGCATTCGCGGCAGCGGGTCGCCTAGCGGCACGTAAACCGCCATAAGCGCGATCGCCGCGGCAAGCGGTAGCGACAGCGCCCCGATAAGCCGGCCGACCGTATCGCGCCGCGACCAGACGGTAAGCCATGCGGCTGACGCCAACAGCGCGAAGATGACAAGCCATGTCGTAATGATGTGCGTCATTGGTTGTCGGTCCTGCCATGCGCTTGAAGGGCGCGGAAAAGGGCTATGAGAATGGCTATAGGCTCGCTGTCGTGCTCTGCTTCCGCTATCTCGTGCGGATCTTCGCCGACACAAAGCTCATGCTCATACAGCTTGACGCCGTAAAGAGGCTCATCGATTGCAAGCCTGCCCTTCGAATGCATCCGGCCATGTTCCGGCAAAAGCTTCTCTGTGAGGGCAATAGCTGCGTCGAGAGAGGCGGTGTACATCTCGCAAAGCTTGAACCTGTCGCGAGCGAAGCCGCCGCCAGAGAACTGCACCGTCCCCTGCCCGTGATGTTGATCGTTCTCGATAATCAAATCGTCAGGATTGGCCGCTACCCAAACACGGCTGTCAAGCTCCCTACTCGGCCCGTCAGCCTTCTCCAGCCGATCGATGATGTCGCTGTAGTCAGTCATTGCGTCCGCTCCTCAAAGGTTCGAAAATGTCGCTTCTGGATCCAGCGACCGTACTGCCGTCGCGGACGTAAAACCGCACAACGGTGCGCTCCTGCCTTGGCGCTAGGGTTACGTTTTCCTTGAAAACAAGCTTAGTTTCGTCGCGCCCCATGCGTATCTCTACCGCCACTTCGTGCGACACAGAGCATGAATAGCAATGCAGGTTTACGATGTACTCGCCATCGGGCAGTCCGCGGCTGTATGCGTTTTCGTAGTTCAACGGCATGGTGTCGTTGACTTCGCCAAGGTCGTCGCGCAGCAGGTTGAACAACTCAGAGCTCTTGCGCTTGTATCCTACCGCGACGCCGTCCGGACCGCGCACCCAAAGGTCGACGTCATCCGGTCCAGGCTCCCACGCTATGGAAACGATCATATTGCCTGGCGCAGCAATAGCCTCGTCCTGCGATGGCGGGTTTACAAGCGTAAGCACCACCATAAGCAGGATGAACAGGAAATCGCCGAGCATCACATGCGTGTTTACGCGCCGGCGCTTCACTTCATATCCTCCACCAAGCATTCAGTCGCCGTGTCTAGCATGCGCCGGTTAATGTCCGTCCACAGCGACAGGAACCCGCCAAGGATTGTCGTGCCGACCGCCGTCTTTAGCCCGATGATAAGCGCGTCCGTGTTGTCTGCGGACAGGCCGGCGAGCGCTATCCACAAGCCGATAACCGTTCCAAGGAAACCCAACTGCAGCAGCCACCCGGATATGTCGGCGATGTGCGCGTTCTTGGCGTCCATCTTGGCGACGTTGCGTTGGTCTATTGGCGCCGTGTAGCGAAGGTTTAGCGCCCTACCGACGCGCGCGGCTCGCGTGAATGTCGACGCAAGGCCGAATGCGAACAGTGCTGCGATCGCATAAGACAAGTACGAAGCATCCGACTTGAATAGCGGCGCGATATAGCCGAGGCTGTGCGCCGCGTAAAGCAATGCAGCGCCGGCCGTTGTGACGATTATAAGCCGGTAGATTAGGTGGTTGTGCATCATTTCGTCACCGCAATTCCGATCCGACCCGCCCAATAGAGCGGCCAGAAAGCAGCGGCGTAAGCTGCCGCGAGCCCTGCTTCGAACGCGTCCGTATGGTCACCGAATTGGCAATCGTACCAAATCTCGTACTGCTTTGCTTGATTCACGCTATCTGGTCTAGCGCCGCAGTCAGGCCGCGGGTTGTGCATATCGTTGAATACTGTTCCGTACGTCAGTGACGCGGCAACAATGTAGGCGCAGGCTGCGGTTATTTTCAGCATCACGCGCGCCCCAACAGCTTGCAGACAATCGAGCCTGGAACGATAACGCCAAGCCCGCCTGCCGGTCCATTTAAGCTAAACGTTCCGACAGTGACGCCGATAACGTCGCCGTATTCGTCGTATGTAGCGCCGCCGGACATGCCGCCAATCGTGGTCAAGTCGGTAGGAAAGGCGTGCTCCCAATTTCCATCGAAACGGCGCGACTCTCCAGACACGTAACCGCGCATGGTGATGAAATCCAAGCCGAACGGATTGCCTGTAGCGGATATGTTTTCGCCGACGCTCGGCTCGCGGCAGGCAAGGTGCGCAACTCGAAATCGGTCCGGATTGTTGGGCGCAACAGCCGCGATATCGTAATCCGTATTCATCCAAAGAATGCGCCCCGCTTGGACGTCTCCGGCTTCCGACTTGATAACAAGGTTTTCTGCGCCGTCCAGAACGTGCGCCGCCGTAATGATGACGCCGTTACCGATGTAAACTCCAGACCCGACCCCTGCCTTGCCGGCCTTCGTCGCCTCAAACCGGATATTCGGCCCGACCTTATGGTCAGGAAACGTAGTCGGAGAATACGCGCACCCTGAAACCAGCGCGGCTATTGCCGCGGTTGCTATTAGCTTTTTCATGGCGGAGTCCTTGTGGTGGTTGGACGGAGTGGTGGTTAGTCAGTGGAAACGGCCAAGCATGTCGTCTCGACGAGCGTCAGCCTGTCGCTGTGGTGCTTGGCTAACGTCTCAAACGCGAGGCATTGCTCCAATGTGTCGAACTCAACGTGATTGAGCGTCAACCCGGTTGGGTTGGAGTAAATGGCTAAAATAAAAATCCACTTCATGGCGAAACCCTTTCGTCGTGTATAAGGATTCGCACAATATGCGTTTTCGCCTATATGGTCAAGCAATTTATGCGCTGACGCCTAATCCGACAGGAATCAAGACACAAAAAAACCGCCTACCCTCTCGGATAGGCGGTGATTGCGGCGTCCTGCGCCTATGTATCGTCGTCGCTTTTGGTCGTCTTCTTTCGCGTCGTGTGGCCGAACAGATCGTAAAGACCGTCGATGCGCAGGCCGATGCCATTAATGGCGGCCATGATTTGACTGGTCTGTTCGTGCATGCCCTGCTTTGTCGCGTATGTCTCGGCAACGTGCGTGCGGTGCGCCGCCAGATCGCGCTCTGCGGCGCTAGCTACGGCCATAGCCGCGGCACTCTGCGCTGAACTGTGCTCGCGCACCTGAGTTAATTTCGCGTCGATGTATTTCCACACGCCGAATATCGCCAAAAACAAGCCGAGCACGCCGCCCATTGCTGTAATAAAATCTGCCCAAGTCAATTATCGCCTCCGGTACGCGATTGCGCCAGCTACGGCGCGGACGGCACCTATTCCGGCAGACAGGCCAAAGAAAGAAAGCAGGATGGCGCCCTGCCATTCATTGAATGGCGACGGGAACGCGGCAACGCTCCAATCGAAGCCGAACAGCGTATCCATAGCAACGCCCCACAGATGCGCCACAAACGGCAGCGCGATAAGCACGGTAATCACGCGCATCTCGAGGAAGTTCGCCGTTGCCAGCCTAACCTCGTTGGCGCGCTGGCGCGCATCGCGCTTATCTTCAATGCGTTTGATTTCGATATCGGCCGCGATGCGCTCGGATTCCGTCCTAGCATTCAGCTTCGTTTCGTACGCCTTTGTAAGCGCAGCAGCGACGTCGCCGGTTACCCATCCGGCGAGCCATTTTGCAAGTGCCAACACCTAAACCTCCACCGTCTTTCCGCGCAGCGTATTGATGCGGCGCGCAATGACGTCACGGTAGCGCCACGCGAAATACGCGACGGCGGCGACAGCGACTCCGGCTGCAATCCATCCCCAAGGAAGGCCGCTGACGAACGAAAGCGCGCCTGTACCGACAACCGCTCCGCCGCCCTTGCCGACCGCGTCCTTGACCGCCTGAGCGTCTCGGCGAAGCTGCGAAAGCGTCGCCGGCCCAAGAATGCCGTCGTTTACAAGGTGCGGGTGCGCCTTCTGATATGCGATGATTGCATCCCGCGTCTTCGGACCCATCCAGCCGTCGATCGCGCCAGGATTGAAACCCTTGGCCGAAAGGATTTCCTGCGCTTCCTTGACGACCGGATCCGCGCCGACATTTACAGGCGTCGCCTCGCGCGGCACGCCTTCCGCGATGCCCGCATAAATGCCATGCTCGAGCAGCTTTGCTTCCTCTTTCCGCCTGCGCACAAGGCCCGGCAACTTGCGACCGGCCGCGGTATTGTAGTGACTGCCTAGATACGCTGCGGACTCTTTCTTCTTGCCTGCGCGCCAAAGCTTGGCCCATTGCCAATTCATGGCGCCGCCGCCAAGATTCCAGACGACGGACGCGCCGCAGTCGAACTCGTGCTGCTTGGCTCCTGGCATGTTGATTTTCGGCTCGTACTCGCGATCGAGCATAGCCGCAAAAATACGGTCGCTCTGCGCCGCGGTGATTTTTGTCTTGCCAGGAACAATCTTGCCGAGCATTTCGGTTGCCACCTTGGAGGCGTTGGTAAAGCCTACGCCGATCGTAGGCACGCCGACCGGGTCGAGATAGGCGGTAAGCGGATTCCCTTCGTGCGCGCGAATAAACGCGCGCCCGCGTTCGGACGTATCCATGTGGTGATTCCTTGTGGTGGTTTAGGTAGTATTCATCGAAATGTGACGACCGTCGCGCAGGATGCGTCTATGTCGGCGATCGCCAGCAGCGCCGCCGGTTCGAGATTCTGCGCCTTGGCGACGCGCACGATCGCGTCCCATGGAGCCCTGTCGATGCTCATGACAGATCCTTCCCCGCCCTGCTGGCGCGGTTGCGTGTTCCGAATGTCGAGAAGCCCGGCCGGGCGTCAGTCTCCGTCGCCCTGCCCGTAAAACGCGGCGTAGGCGCGCTGGTCGGCGGTCGAGCCTTCGATGTTGCCACTGGACGGAACAAAGCGGAGCTCGTCCCATTTTTCCGACCATGTTACGGCACGGGCGATACCTATGTTCGCCGATGTGGCGGCCGGAACAACCGCATCCGAGCGGTCGACGAGACCGTTGTTGATCGCGTAGATAGCGCCCGAAACGATCTTGATATTGTTGTTGCGCCCGAAATTGGCGATCGTGAGTTCACCGATCAGCGTCGCGCCGCTGCTGCCGCCGACATCGAAGAAGGTCCGCCATGTCCCGCCGGAAGACCGTGCCTGGATCGAAAGCGTTCCGCTGGGCCCGGACGTCTGCATCGCGAACGTGATCTTCACGTCGCGATAGGCCGACAGTCCGGTTTTCGAGATCGAGGCCACATCCGAGGTCGGCTCGATCTCGTCGACCAGCGTCCAGCCGCCGCCGAAGATCGCCTTCAGCTCCGCCAGCGTGACCTTTTTCGCGACATTGGAGGCGGCGCTGTCGGACAGGACGAATTCGTCCGCGTCCACCGGCGTCGTCTTGGAGGTCGCGCCATTGATGCCCGCGCCAAGGTCGTATCCGCCGGCGGCCAGCCGGAAATCGGTGCCGTCATATTCGATCTGGTAGAGCGTTCCGGCCAGCATCTCCCCGCCGGTCAGCGCATTGCCCGCCGCCGTCTTGACGGCCTTCGCGCCGCGCCCGGCAACGTTGATCGTCACCGCGCCGGTGTTCGCGTTCGCCGGGATCAGCGAGAACTTGTTGCCGGCCGCATAGGCGGCAAAGCCGGTGCCCGAGACCAGCGGCGACGCGGTGATGGTGTTGGTTCCGGCGACCGATGTCAGCGGCTCGACGCCGATCCGCCACAGCGCCTCCACCTCTTCCTTTACCTCGTCGACATAGGTGGATTCGGCGGCGGGATCGCCAGATCCACGCAATTGCCGGTTGACGGTCATGATCGGTCCTTTCCCGCCGTGAAAAACGGCGCGGTTGCGGGTCTCAGATTTCGGAGGTCAGATACAGGCGCGGCGAAAAGGATGAATCCTCTTTGCCGTCGCCGTCACGATTGAAAAGAATGCAATTCAAGAGTGTCTTGAAGGCGGTCTATCGACCTCTAAGCCAACGTCGACGCTTCAGCTGGCGAAGATGCCGTTTTCGTGAAGCCGACCGACGTATCGGTATTCGATATTGGTGACCGACCGCAGCCATTCGCTTTCGAACTGGTTTTCGATGATCAGTATTGGTCGCCACTTGGCAATTGTTCGCGCCGCACCGCGTAGCGCTGCCAATTCGTGCCCTTCCAGATCGAGCTGAAGGATGCCCACGCCTCGGGTTTCAGGTATGACGTCATCGATCCGGACAGCAGGAACGCGAACGATACGGTCTCCATCGGCGGCTTCATCAACAATGTGACTGGTCCCGCCAGCAGAGATGCCATCGTCTCGTTTGACGCGCATCGACAATTCACCCGGTTCACTTGAAAGAGCCGCATTCGTCAAGATGACATTCTCAAGTCGGTTTAGCCGCACCGTTTCCGCTGCGCAGGTATAATTTTCCGGGGTTGGTTCGAAACTCCATATGAGGCTTCCGGCAGACACCCCGGAAGCCAGGCCGGGGATGAAGTCTCCGAAGAACGCCCCCGCATGCACGATATCCATGCCACGATGATTATTCCGCATGAAATCTATCGTGTCCGGCTCGTAAACATTCCCTTCGCTCACCAGCCTTGCAGCCGGTCGGTGAAGCGTACCAGCCGGGATCGCATAGAGCCCATATCGGTTGCTCGAATAAACGCGTTCGACATCTTCCATGTTTTTTAACAAACACGCGGCTGGCGCAGAGGTCAATCAGCTAAATGTGTCAGTAGAGGCTACGCCGTGCTGCGGCTATTTATTTGGCGAGCCTAGCTTCAAGTGCGTCGATCCGGGCCGTCAGTGTGGCGACTGCTTCGTTGAGCGCGCGGTTCTCATCTTCCAAAGCTTTGATGCGCCCCTGATGTTCCTTGATGATGACCTGATGGTGCACGACGAACCGTTCGTACATGACGCCCTGCGGCGACTTGACCGCGCCTTCCTTGAGGACCGCCCGCATTTCCGTTTGCGCCGGCATGGCAGCGACGGCGGGCTCGACAACGCGGCCAAGCCTGCTTTTCTTCGCGGGCTTCGCTTTGACGGCGGGTTCGATTTCGACCTCAACCAGATCATAGTCGTCCTCGCCATAGCCCCAATGGACCATGCGCGGGTCGATCTCTGCCACTTCCTCCGCAGCGAAGCCCCACCACGCCCATTCCGGGTTATCGGCCTTGGCGATGGAACGATAATAGATACCCTGCAAACCCATCATGGCTTTCGAATATTGGGGGTCGACCGCTTCCACGTCTTTCTTGTATTTGAGACTCGAAGTTGACCGCAGCAACTCGTTATCGTTGCCGCTGTCTAGGAAGGCATTTGCTGCGCTCGCTGTCGTTGCGAGGCCGGGAAAATCGATTTGCCCATCGTTGCGAATGCCCATCCTCGTGACTGTACCGGTGGACCCGTTTGGACACGTCGCAAATTCAATTTCACCCGCATAAGATGTTGACGACACCGTACCATCGGCGTTGATGCGTATCGCAGCGACATCATTCGTATTGCTGCCATTCTCATTGATGCCGCGCCCCGCTATCCAGAATAGTCCGTCGCCGCTCTGGGTCTGCCCCGGCGACGCTTCTGTTCCCCGCCCTCCGATGCCTTGGAACCTACAATGGCCGGCGCTGCTGTCGCGATACGACTCGAACTGCATCGCAACATAACTGTTACCGTGAATTCTGACTGCGAGGTCGCCGTCGCCAGCTACGTCGAGACCGGTTCCGGAACCCGTCCCGACATAGATCGCCTCCCCGACCAGCTTTGTCTTCACCCACGTCCAGATAGTCGAGATCAGCGACCGCCGGCTGTTGCCGGACTGCTGAATCTCGAAATATTCGGTGCCGTCGAGAGCGGCGGCGTCCGGAAGGCCGCCTATCGTTGAATCTGCCATGGTCTATTCCCTGTAGAGACGATATCCGGCCTGATCGCCGGCAAGAATGCGTTTGCCGCTCTGGTCGCCGGCAAGAATGCGAATTCCGTCGAAATAGCTGTCCGGATCGTTGCCCTCGTCCTGGCAGACAACTTCCGCCACGTCGTCGCCCTGCGGCGTCACCTCGAGGATCAGCACGCGCCGCGTCACCTGTTCCAGCGGGCCGAACGTGCAGAGATCGCCGGGCGAAATATCGCCCGTGTCGCCGACGGTCACGGTCCGGCTGGCGGAGGTCCAGCCGTCCAGCGCCATGACGATGACCTCGCCCGTATCCTCTGAGCGGATGGCGATGCCCCAATGTTCGCCCTCGAAGAAATCCGCCGAGGTGAAGAAATCGTCTGCCGTGAACCATGCCCCGTCGGCCGAATAGCCGATATCGGCATCGATGGTGAAACTGGTCGCATTCGTCACCGCCGCTACCCGGCCCCAGGCCGCCTGCCGGTGCAGCGCGTCGTGCGACAGCAATGCCACATTGCCCGGCTCGGTTTCCTCCGACAGCCATTCGAAGCCGACCTCGAACCGGTGGCGGATGTTGCGGCGAAGCTGCAGGAAGTCGAATTCCGCCCGCGCCGTTACCTCGGCCGCCGTCGTGAAGCCCGGAAACTCTACCTCCTCGATTTCCCCGGTCGCGCCGGCCACGGCGTAGGGGTCTTCGACGACGATCTCGTCCGGCTCGAAATTCTTCGCCGCGTTCTGGAATTTCGCCAGCACCGCGCCCGGCCGGGGCGAGAAGGCGACCGACCATGAATAATTGCGGATGTTGCGCGGCGTGAAGTGCTGCACCGGCCGTTCGCCGGACGTGTCGCGGTGATAGGCCACGGAGTAGCTGGTGCCCTCCAGCGGACGCGCATAGCCGCAGGCGGCCACCAGCCGCAGCGCCTCGCCCACGGTCCCGCCGTAATAGGCGAGGTTCACCGCATAGCCGCGCGCCGCGCATTCCTCGCGCCATTCGCCCAACGTCTCGTCTTTGACATTGGCGTCCGGCACAGGCGCCACGGTGCGCGCGCCCGCCAGCACGTCGCGGAAATGATCCGCCGGGTTCGAGGATGCCGACTGGCCGGTGAAGACCGAACCGTTCCACACCGGCACCAGCGCGGAGGCAAGGCAGTCGATCTCCGACAGTTCCTTGTTGCGGACGCGGAGATGCAGTGTCGCGAAGCTGGAGTTCGGCGGCACGATGTCCATGTCGAACAGGCTCACCGCCGATTCGAGAAACACCTGATCGCCCTGGTCCTCCGGGTTTTCCGAAAGCCCCCAGATGCCCGAGCCGATGTCGCGCGCGTCGAAGAAGTCGTAATAGGTGCCGCCGTTCTCCATCGTCGGCACGTCGGTCAGCTCGCTCGCCTCGACCATTTCCGAGCGCTGCAGCTCGAATTCATATTCCGTGTCGGCGGCGGTGAAATAAGCTTCCGAAGCGTCGTCGTCCGGATAGATGTCGATGCCTTCGGCCTGCCTGCGGTGGCGGAACGTGTAGGCCGGCGGAAACCGCTCGCCATCCGACGTCTTGATCACCGCGTGGTCGCTGGTCACGGCGGGCAGCGTCGCGGCCGGCTGCAGAAAGCCGTTCGGGCTTTTGCCGGTTTCCGTGGCGCTGCTGTAGCGCGTGAAGTGAAACCGGATGCGCCGCCGGAAATCCCCCTGCCCCTTGCCGATATAGGGCAGCGTGCCGACATTTTTCCATGTCGATTCGCCCGCCTTGCGCGCCCGCAGCCGAAACCAGATCGCCTGGTTGACGTTCCCCGCCCCGGCGTCGAAGGGATTGCGGATCGTGATGCGCAGATCCACCCGGTCGGCGTTGCGCCGCGAGACCACGCGCTGCCAGGCGGGCAGGGAGTTTTCCGGGTTGGTCTGATCGCGCAGCGCGAGGTTGGTGAAACCGTCCTCGTTGACCCGCGCGTCGTGCTGCGGCAGTTCGCGGTTGACCGGCGCGGTATAGCCCGCCCGCGTGAACTGGTTCGTCCGCGTCGCCGCCGTGCCGTCGTCGATCCACGTCTCGACGCTGTCGTCGCCGGCAACCGGAACGCCCTTCACGCGCACATCCGAGATCGAATGCGGCCCGGCCAGCGCCAGCACCGTATGGGCGTATTCGTCGTCGCCGGTCAGTTCCGACCAGGCGTAGCAGAGCGGCTGCGGAGAAACGCGGGCAGTGCCGAACACGAAGGGATATGACTGCCCCTTGCGCGGCACGTTCTGGGTGATGCCGGCGCGGTTCGCCTGCGCGACGTCCGACTGGTCCCGCAGCGCGGCTTGCGGCGGCGTGAACAGCGCATTGACGGCAAGCTGCCCGACAATGCCGATGCCTGCCAATAGCAGCGACCCGCCGAAGGTCACCGCAGCGTTGACCACGGCCACCGGCGCGCCGATCGAGAACAGGATAGAACCGAGGCCGACGCCGAGCGACACCGGGTCGCCGGGCGGTATCCACAGGTGAATGTGCCGGCCGCGCTTCGGCCTCGCGAGATGCCAGTATTGCGGCGGCACGAGATAGCCGTCGACGGTGATGCGCCCGTGCCACCAGAACCGCTCCGCGACAGCCCCGCGCGCGATCGCCGCCGCCACGATGTCCTCGAGCGTCTGCTCGGCGAACGACAGATCGAAATCCTTCGCGCCGATCATCGGCGCATGCGCCACCGTGACGCGCAGTCCTGCGGTGGCGATCAGATCAGCGGTCAATGATACAACCCCCTAGACTAGTGCATGATGACGAAAGAATCGCGGCGCGCGGCTTCTGATCAGCGGCGACGACAGCCGCTGCACCTGCACGCCGAGCCGTTCGGTCGTGTGCATCACCTTGCGCGTCTCCACGACGATGCCGAGATGCGAATCCGCCCGCGATCCGCCCACCGCCCGCATGACGACGACGTCATGGTCGCGCGGCGTGTCGACTGGCGTCCAGTCCGCCTCGGCGATCCGGATGACACGGTCGATCCCGCGCGGATCGTCAACCGCCACCCCGTCGTAACGCGGCAGCGCGATCCGCAGCACGTCGCGATACCAGAGCCAAACTAGCCCCCAGCAATCGCACCCCTCATACCCCCGCCCCTCCGCGAGGAAGGGGATGGCAGCAAAGCGGTCTCTCATATCCACAGCGCCGGCGCGTTGTCCTTCGTGGCGCGATCCTTCGGCCATGCGTCTTGCGGGTTGACCAGCGAGCGGAACTCTCCGGTGATCTCGACCGCATTGCCGGTGGCCTGCGCGAGAAGCATCGGCGGCCATTCGATTGCCCCGGTATCCGGATCGTCGGCATTGACCAGCGCGAAGGTCGCCTGCGCAGGCGTCACCATCGACAGGATGGCGAGCCCCGCCTCCCGGTTGATGTTGGCGATCCGCACCCGCGCGCTCTGGTCGCCTTCCGCGAAATTCGGCGGAACCAGCGACAGCGCCCCCTTGGCATAGACGTCGCCGCCATAGGTCACGTCGGCGCTGTCCACGGCCACCCGGATCGGCTCCTCGAGCAAAGGATGCTCGAACCGCGCGGTCCAGACCCAGACCGCCGAAGGCCGCTCCGACCACGTAAAATCCCGCGCCGGCATCAGCCTACGACCCGGAAGGACAGATTTACGTTGTGACGCCCGCGCATCACTGTCTCGGCGATGGGGGGGTCTACGCTATCGAATATCACGGTTACATTGGCACCTGCATCCGGATCCCACATATTGAAGCTGGACACGCCGTGGTTTGTCGTCTCGTTCCAGAACGTCCAGAAATCCGCGAGCTGCGCTGTCGTCATCGTGAATGTGCCGCCGAATATCTTGTCTGCAGTCGATCGTGTGACTCTCCGGAGCGGACGACCATCGTCTGGAGTGAACTCCCGCGCCGACCGCGCGTATGTGGTCGATCTGCCTTGCGGTATTGAGCACTTCGGCAAAGACGCCGGCCAAAAAACCATGTCAGCCTGCCCTCCTGCTTCGCGGGTTTAGATTGTAGGCTCCGGAAAGCGATTTCGCCGACTTGCCGCCTGGCAGAATGTCGCGCACTGCCTTTGATGCGGCAGCGTTGATCGTGGCACCCTGGCTGGCCTCGACGATGCCTATCGCCTGGCCTCTAGCCTCCTCAAGAATGGATGCCTCTAGACCGGGAGAAAGTTGCAACATGACCTTGCTCGTACCGCCGTCCTTGCCGCCATTAGGAATACGCAAATCTACAGGTATGCGCCGCCCGTCAGGCAACGGCACAGCGGCTTCTGGTCCGGCCTCGCCGAAGATAGCGGCAGACTTGGAAACGCCGCCACGGGCGAACGTCGGCAGCGGACGGCTGCGAGAAGCAACGCCGCCTTTGGCAAATCCAAATATCTTGCCGATTCCGCCAAGGAGACCGCCAAAGCCGCCTCCCCCACCGCCGTCGAATATACTGTTAAGCGCAACCTCGAGCAGCTTATCCGCTACTTTCTGCAGCGCGCCAGCCAGCGCCTCCGATGCAGACTTGCCGTCTCGCAAAACCTTGATGAACCCACCAAGCACGTCCTTACCAAGCGCGCGCATATCTTCAGCTGCTTGCCGCGCCATATCCTGGCTTTCGGCAAGTTGCTCAGCGGCAACCGATGCGTTGGCGTAAGTGGTGGCTAGCTCGTCGATCGTCGCCTTTAGTGCAGGCGTAACCTCAAGACCCGCTTTCTTCGCTGCGGTCTCGAGTTCAACGGCAGCGCGAGCTTTTTCGACGGCAAATCCGTAGTCGTCGACCAGCGGGTTAAGACCGGCCATCGCCTGAGTTTCTGCGATAAGCGCAGCGGTGCGCTCGCGGATCTGCTCGACTTCGCGCTCATAGTCGTTGGCGCGCTTGCTTTTGCCGCCATTTTTGCCAGATGGTGCCTTGAAGTCTTTAATTGACACAGCGCTAGCTACAGCGCCGCGGGGACCGTTGCGGCGCGGTCCGCCGTCAGTTGTGGCTTGATACCCGCCATCTATGACGCTCCCGCGCGGAAGAACAGCTGGCATGTCAGCCATGCTAGCGCGCAGGTCTGACAGCTGACTTTGCAGTCCAGATAGGCGAGACTCGGCTTCCGATGTATCAAGACCAAGCTTCGTAAAGTTTGAGATTTGGTCTTGCAGGCGCGTAATGTCACGCTCAAGTGCCGCTGCCTTCTCTTGCGCCTCCTTGGCGTCCAGATTAATGACGTTGCCTTCGCCGTCCATTAGGCCAAGCGCGCGGTTTAGATTATCAAAAATCTGCGCGTTGCCGAGATCGGTAAGAAAGCGGTCTAATGTGTCGTAAGCGTCCTCAATCTTCCGGATAAAGCCGGAGACGTCGAAATCAGCAATAGCCTTCGCGGCGTTGTTGATTCCCTCTGCAAACCTCTTGCTTGCTCCGGTCGATTTATTGAACTCGCGAGCAACGTCAATAAGTGCCGTGTAAAGGTTGTTTGTCGCCTGATCGACGGTAAAGACCGCATCAGCAACCTTGCGCTCAAGGATTGGAGCGCCGGCCTCAAACGCGCGAAACAGCGCCTCCGAAGAAACTTTGCCGTCAATCACCAACTGCCGAAGCTTTGCGACAGACCCGCCCGCCTCCTTGAGTCCTGCGGCCGCAGCCTGAAGGATAGGAAGCGCGCCCTCTTGCACGCTGTTAAATTCTTCCGCCCTAACCGCGCCGGACCCTAGCGCCTGCGAAAGCTGAAGTAGTGCGCCGCTTGCCTCTTGCGCCGACTTCCCGCTGACTCGTAGCGCGACCGCTACGTTATCGGTAAACCCAAGCAACTCCTTACTTGAAACGCCCAACTCTTTCTGGACAAGCGATGCGCGGCTATAAAGCTCTACAAGAGACTCAAGCGGAGCCGCGTTCTCAATCGCGCTGTCGCGCAGTTTGCCGTAGACTTTTTCTAATTCTTCGCCAGATACACCAGCAACCTTTAGGGCATTGTCGATTCGCGTTGCGGCATCCGACAGGCTCTTTAGCCCGCGTGCACCAAAAACGGCCGCTAAACCAGCGACCCATCCGCGCGCTGCATTGCCGAGACCGACACCGACGCGCTTATTCAGCATCGCGAACCGCGATTCAATAGCGCGCGCTCGCTTGTTAGCAACGCCGTTAGCGCGGTTCATTGCTTTTTCGAAAGCTGCAGTGCGCGCCTCAAGGCTTACGATTAGCCGTTGAATATCATCTGCCATTCGGCTATTACCTGGTTAGCTTGAATAATCGAAAGGCGCGAAATGCAGACCGCAATTATGCTGATCGCCTTGGCGTCAACTGCGCCAGGCGTCGAAGAAGCCATGAAGCGACTTGGTCCCGCCTACATGTGCGCGCCGGCTTACGAGTACCGCTTGGCGCTAAAGGCGCTTGAACATGAATTGGAGGCGATAGGCGTGCCGGACTTGCTAGCCGGTTTTGCAGTCAGCGGTGTCGACGACTACATAAAGCGCGAGCAATCCGACAAGGCTGCATCTATTACAGCAGAGGAATGCGCCGCAAAGTACGGCGTCATTCGCTAAGCAAAACCAGCGATACCCATTTCTGCTAGCTTGTCGTCGTCGATCGACCCGCCGCGCGGTTTCGCGCCGTTTGCTTCTGCGTAGCCTTGCGTAGCGGCGCGCAATTCAAATAGCGTCATTGCGCCAATGTCGCGATTGATTACGCCGCCCCATTTATAGAGATCGTCAAACCTAATTTTTCCACGCGGCAGCGGCTTTAGGCGTCCGCTGCCGCCGGCGCTTCCCCCGAGTCGCTGTCTCCGTCGTCCTCGTCCGCTGCTCCGTAAAGCACGGACATAAGCACCGCCTGAGCAGTCAGGACGGACGCAGCAAGCGGTTCGTCCTCGACGTGCCGCTTGACTAGCTTGCGCGCATCTTCCTTGTCCATGCCGCCACCTTCAAGCCCTAGCCTGATAGGCGCCAGCACGTCATCAACATGCCAACGACGCGTCGAAAGCCGCTCAAGAATGTAAGCTGGCCCTGCGTCGCACTTGTCCTGCACCGCGCGCAGCAAATCGACGGTGAGCAAAAACACATGCTCACCGCCAGCCCATGTCAGCTCAACTCCTCTAGCCATGATTAGGCGTCCGTACGAGCCGGCGTGCCATCGAACTGGATTTCAATCTCGGCAGAAACCTTGATACCCTTCGTTCGCGTATTCGTAAGCGAAGTCAGCAGCGCTGCGCCGGACTCGATTTCGGTGTCTCCGGTCGACGCATTGGTATTGCGAATACGCACGTTCTTCGTAGCCGAAGAATAGAACCAATCCATAAGGTTGCCGTGCGACTCCTGCGCCCACACGCCGGTACCGCTTACAGAAACCTCGATCGACCGAACCTGCTTTTCAAGGCTCAGAGGAAGGCTTTCGTCTGCGCAATCCGGCACTTCCGCCGTATCGACGTTTGCGGTGCGCGTGACTGTAACATCGATAAGTCCGCAGATCGCGGTATAGGTACCGCTGGACGCTACGAACTCGACGTCCAGAATAAGCTGCTCGAATGATTGGGTGGTTGCTTTAGCCATCTTGCGGCTGTCCTTTCAGGGCAAAAGAAAAGCCGCCTATGCGGCCGTGGTGGTGGTTATTTTGTTGGTGGTTTTTCGTTTCGGCGGAGGGTCTGTCGAGATAGCCGCTCCAGCCTTTATCGCCGCCTCGGCTACATCGCGCGGGACATTTCGCGCGCCTGGTTGCACAACGAACGCAACGCCTTCTTTAGGGCGCCTGTCGTGGTGGAACTCTTGTAGAAACTCTGCGTGCATCATCTCGGCTCTTCGACCATGCATGTGACCTGGACGACGCCGTGCGATGTCAGCGGATCCGGGTCGCTAAACACGCGGGTGAGAACTACCCATGTTCCGACAAGTGCGTTTTCGGTTAACTCAAGCGAGGCGCGGTGCAACTTGCGCCGCACAAGGTCGGTTAGTGTCCTGCACTCGACCTTGCCGGGTTTTTTAGACCAGACATCGATCTGCGCCGTAATCTCGACGCCCGTAATGCAATCAGCGTCGTCTTCCGCGGTGTCGATGGACCCGAATGAAATGTACGCCGTTTTCTGCCCGAACGGGTTGTCTGGCACCCGGTCATAGACGCCATTGGCAATCGCCATGATGGCGCCGTCGCCTTTAAGCGTGTCGTAAAGTAGTTTTTGCACTTCCGCCGTGCTGCTCATGGGTTTGTTCCGCCCTTTTGCGCCGCTTCGCGCACGGCTTTATTGATGCTGCGCGTAATGCGCGACTTTACTCGCTTTCTTAGCGCACGGAATCCGGGCCAAAAAAACGGACGCGCGGTAGTGCCAGGGTTTTTCGTTCCTGCGAAAATACCAGCATTAACGTGCTGCGCTGTGCCGAATTCAACGAGATGCGCGTATCGCACTTTCGAGTTTCCGGCCGTTACGATTGCCTCAAGGTCTTTCGCGGTACGCTGCCCGCCTGGTTGGCTATAAGGCGGCGTAGATTCACCTGGATTGGTTACATGAATGCTGTCCTGAAGGTCGCCATCAACCACAGGCACAAGGCTGCGCTGCAACGCTGCGATTTCGTTCGCACCTTTAACGACCGCGTCCTTGGCCGCCGTTTCCGCTTCCCTCGGGATGGTCTTTAGCTTCCGATTTAGCTTGTCGAGGCCAATAATCGTCACGTAGACACTCCGCTTTCGGCGAGCATCTCGAGAAACTGCCTATCTTCCGATTCCTTTGGGTTCTCCCGGATGTTGTAGAGCCGTCCATCACGCGTATCGACGGCGCGCCAATCATTGGTGACTTGCCGGGCCTGCGCACTACAGCGAATGGTCAGGATTACCGGCTGTCGGCCCTCAAGGCGTGCCGCAAACGTGGATTCTCCACCGCGCAGCCACATTCGATGCGCGGCCTGCTCGAATTGCGGAGTCCAATCTCCTGCTACGGTATTGCCGTAGCCGTCGTCGACATCCTCGCGGCGCTCAAATCGGATGCGCCGGTCCATTTTGCCGGCGCCGATCATTACGCAGCGACGCCGCTGTACTGGAAGCCAAGCTTCAGGACGCTAGTGCTGGTCGCAATACCAACAATCACGTAGTAATCGCCAGTAGCCAAATCGGCGATCGGGCAAATTCCGCCAGGCGCGTCAGAAAGATAGTACGTGGTGCCAGCAGTCAGCGTTGCGCCGATCGTGATGTCGCCGTCAAGCTGCACCTTGATTGGCTGGCCGTCGCTTGCGCCATTCAAGGCGATGCCGACGAGCTCGCCGCCGCGGACCGCAGCACTGGCGCCATCGGAATCAGCTAGCAGCCATTCGCCGGTCGACGCCTGGTCAAGATATACAGCCTGACCGGCCGTGATTGTCTCGCCTGCCGTGCCGTGGCGAGTTGTCGCGTTTGCACCTGCTGCGACGTTTGCCGCGGTAATTACGAGGTCTACCATTTGTGAGTCCTATGTGGTGGTTTTTGTGGTATTGGTTACATACCAGGCAACGAACGCGTGTGACTGGTGTTTGCGCTAGGCAATCCCGTCACATAATCGGCAAGATATTTTCCCGTTATGCCCAATAGCGATACGGCGCCAGCAGGGCTTCAACGCCACGCGGCAGCGCGTTCATGCTCATTTCGTTTGTGTCTTCGCGGTTCGCGTACCAGTCGCCAACCATCAAAAGAGCGGCGTGCTTGATAGGCGCAGGAATAGTCGCGTAGCCGGCGGTAAACGTGATGCGTACCGCTTCCGGCTCGTCGTCTCGCGTGTCCGGCCATTCGTCGTCGTATTCGTACAGGATGTAACCGCCATAGACCGCGGATCCGACTCCGAACGTCCTGTACGTCGTGTATGTCTGCGCAACGCCAGCGACGTCGACGTATTCGACTTCATCAACCGAAACCAAAGGCGGCAACGGGATATTGATAACTCCGCGCGGGAAGCAGTCGAGCCTTAATTCGTACACTGACTGCCCAAGCGCGCGTCCTAAAAATCCGGTCGCGCCCCCTATATTGTCCTCTGCCGTAGCGCCGAGCGCTGTAAGGTATGCGTCGTCGTCTGCGAAGTCTTCCGCGTGCACGTGACGCTTAATTTCGGCGAGCGAAAGCAACGGCTCGGATGCGGCCGTAACCAGTTTTAGAGCCATTGCTTATTGCCTATTTACTTTTCAATGATGTGGAAGGTGCCGCTTGCTGCGTTGCCACCCTGCGCAATAACAATCTTGATTCTGCCGTCTATCGCGATATCCGACTCAACCAGGCTGCCGCTTGCTGCGTAATCAAGAGGTACGCCGGTTTGACTGTGCGTCGGCTGCCTTGGTGCCCTCACGGCACTTGCATTAACGTCGGATTCCACCCAAATGTTTTGGCCGGTCTTCTCTGCTGTTATTGTAAAGTCTACGCCCGTCGCGAAATCGTCCTTAACATAAACGATATGCGACAGAACCCCGTTTATTTCGCCGGTATATGCAGTCGCATCTCCACTCGCGTCGGTTGTTACGGTAACAGTGTGCGTTCTAATGAAACTCACTTCTTCCTCCGCGGTTGCCGCGGACGGCTGGCTTCCTCAACCGGCGCAACATCGACAGGCTCGATGGTTGGTTCGGCTACCTGTTCTACGGCAGTCTCCTCGACGGGCTTAACGGTCTGCTCAGCCGGAGCATCATCAACCGGAGCAATCATCTTTTCCGCAACAAGTCCGTCTGCCGCGCTTCCGAAATCCCGCTCGTCGCCGACATTCAGCGCCTCACGAGTGTAGCCGTCCGGATACCATCCGAACGGCTTCAATGCTTTGTGCATCGGCATCGATTAGACCGTAATCACGGGCGGCGCGACAACACCAGCAGTACCGACAAGGATCCAGCCAACGGTATCGTCGACGTATTCCAGATCGGCAATGTCGCCGGCGTCTGCAAACACGATCGTAGCAAAGCCAGAGCAAGTCGCCGGCGTAAGCGTACCAGTGCCGCCACCGTCAGTGACAAGCGCGATATTGAGGCGCTGTCCTGGTACGCCATTAGCGAGCGTCAAAGCTTCCGCATCAGCACCGGTAGTCTTGGCGACATACCGCGCCGTAACCGGAATGGCTAACACGTCAGCGGCTACCGCAACGGACGCGCTAAACCGCTCGTCTGTAAACGTTGCGCCAGATTCCAGCGTGAAGGTGCCGCCGCTTGCAACGACAAACTCGTCGCCGCCTTGCTTGCGGTATACCTTTGGTGTGTATGTGGCATCAGCCATGATTAGTATTCCCTTTGCTGCGAGGCGGCCGCAACGCGACCACCTCTAGCGCTTAGCGCTTCGGGTTAGTCCTGCTTAAGCGGGCGGATTGTCAGTCGGCGCGAGTGCCGGATGACCAAGGATGGCAACAACAGCCATAGGCGCATTACCTGTGTTGGCGGTAACGTCGTCAATCTCGATCGAGACGTAACGCTTGGTGCCGGAATAGCCTATCTTGCGGCAGGCATCATCAGCGGCGAACGTAAAGCCAGCCAGCGCTTCGGTGCCAAGCAGATCAGCATCAGCAACAGCGGTGTGGTTGCCCTGCGTGCTGTCATCGCCTTCCTTGACCGTTACGGCCCAGGTTGCGTCAGCATCGGCAAGCGTGCCGGTAAGGATTACGAAGGTAACGCTTTCGTAACCGCGGGTGTCGATGGCGCCAGAAACCTGCGCCGTGCCATCCGTAACCACGACTGGCGCAATAGCGACAACCGGGTGGATGTTATTCATAAGATCGCGAACGGCCATAAGCCTCGCTCCTTTCAAAAGTTGAGTTTGGAGTGGGCGGCGCTAAGGCCGCCCGTTAGGCTTAGGAAGCGGCAATCTTCTGCAGCTTGACCGCTTCGAAGTTGACAACGTCACCACCAACGCGGCGGCGGTTGTAGAACTTCACATACGGCTTGGCAGTCAGGTTGTCGCGAAGCAGCGTGATGCCGAGGCGATCGACGATGGTGTAAGCCATCGAGAAGTCGCCAAACGCGATCGCCAGGGCGCTAGCCTCGACGGTCGGCATGTCTTCGGCGCGGCTGACCGGGAAGCCAAGCAGCGTGTTCGGCTGGCCGGTGCGGATGTCGCCCATCTGCCACATATACTGGCCGTCGCCGTCTTTCAGCTTCAGGACGTCGCGGACCGTGGTTCGCTTCATCATGAAGCGAGCGTTGGTCGTGTAGTAATCCTTCAGCGAGAAGACGAGATTGTAGATGCCGTCAGCCGTAACAGCAGCAGCGGCGCCGGAGGCGATCTGCTCAATCTGCTTGTTGCTGGTGCCCGCAGCGTAGGTCAGCAGACCGCGCGGCTTGTTGACGCCGTCGCCGTTGAAGAACGCGGCAGCCTCTACGCGGCCGAACTTGTCGCCGACCTTGCGGTCGATCCAGCCTTCGATATCGAATCCGGCGTCCTCGAGCATCTGCTGAGTAGCGCGCGGCTCGGCGTACATTTCATGCACGGCGATCTTCGACTCGCCGAACTGGGAAGTCGTGGTTTCGCTAGGCGCCTCGGTTTCGCCAATCCAGCCGTAGCCGAATTCGCCCTCGTCGCGCGGAATGATGAGTTCCTTGCCGGAGATGGTTTCGACAGTCGCAAAACCGCGAAGCGCAGACGTTTCGTAGACCTTTTCGATCACGCGCGCCGAACGTTCGGTCGGGACCATGTAGCCGCCGTCCGGATCCGAGCCAGTCGAAAGAGCGGCCTGGAACGATGCAGACTTGCCTTCGCGAGCGCGCAGGTACGCGGAATACGACTTTTTGTATTCAGCGTAAGCTTCTGTGTCCGGCTCGATTTCGGTATTGAAGGCGTACTTGCCATCGCTGACGAGTACGGCCTTGTGCCAATCGAAAGCAGCCTTGGCTTCCTTGACTGCTTCGTCGTCTTTCCAGCCTGCGCCAAAGCCCGGACGCTTAAGCGTCGCGTCGATGCGTTCGACCTGCTCCGGAAGAGCCTTAAGGCCATCAAGTGCGGCGTCCTGCGCTTCGACAGAAGCGGCGATCTTGTCGATTTTCTCGACAGAGATGGCGTCCAGCTTGTTGCCGTACTTGTCAAGTTCGGCGCGGAGTTCGCCGAGCTCGCGCTTGGCGTTGTCGTTCATGGCGCGCAGACCTTCAGCGGTCTCGCCAAACTTCTTTACGTCGTTAGCAATCTGCTCGACGACCTGTTCAGTAACGGGCATTGTAAGCCCTCCTATTATTGGTTGAACTTCGCCGATACAGCCGCAACGGCCTCGGCAAGTGCTGAGAAATCGACTTCGCCAGCGTCCTGCGTGGTCTCGTCGTTGTTTTCCTTGGTTAGCGCGCGCTTGAATGCACGCACTCTGGATCGCGACCAGCCAGCGTCCTGCATGGCTGTTCGTTCCCAATCTCTCTCCGTTTCAGGCTCGACACCGTCCGGCTCCCATTTGAGCGCGTCGGGAATTTCACCGAAAACAGAAACGTCGAATTTTGCTTTTGCGTCCGTGTTGCCGATCGAGCCTGTAGCGAACCCGATCTCCTTGGCTTCCTTTGCGGTTAGCCAAGTCTCGTCGTCCATCATCTGCTTGATTGACCGAATGCCGGCACCTGTTCGCGAAGCGTAAGTGCGCGCCAATGCGTCGTCGATCTTCGCTAGCGTGCCGGACAACTCGTTAAAGTCGTGCCGATTGCCTAGGCCGATCGTCCAGGCATTATGGATCATGAAGAACCCATTGTCGGCGATCGCAATTTCATCGCCGGCCATCGCGATAACAGACGCGATGCTTGCCGCCAGCCCAGTTACCTCAACGCGCACATTGCCTTTGTGCTGGACAAGGTCATTGTAGATCGCAATTCCGTCAAAGACATCGCCGCCAGGCGAGTTAATGCGCAGAACAACGTCGCCAGCATCGCGAAGACGCGACCGGAATTCCTTGGCGTTAACGCCCCAAAATCCAATTTCGTCGTAAATGTCGATCTCGGTTGAGTCTGCCTCGGAACGGACATCGAAGGAAGTCCCCACCGAGCGCGCAAAGAAGCGGTCGCGCCGCTCGCTTTTGGGCGCGCTGAAGTTGATTAGGTCCATCGATTTTCCTTTATGTGCCTGCTGGCGCCGGCGTAGTCGCCGCTTCCTTGACCTGAATTGCAGGGTTTTCGTAAACGTCGCCGCCTTCGCGCGGATTCATGTTCTCGCGAATACGAATCTCGTTGGCGTTCATCCATTTGTTTTGGACGGCCTGCGCATATGCCTCGTAACGCGACTTGATATCGCCGCGGAGCAGATCATCCATAAGGAACTCGGCGAAGTATTCGCCCTGCTCTTGAGGAGCCAATAGGTCGCGATTAATCGCCTGTTCCCATCGCTTCAGCCACGGCCGCAAACTATGGATTACAAACTCAAGCGTCTGGTGCTCGATATTGGAGAACGTCGCGCGCTCAAGGTCGTTGACCAAGTGCGCCGGTACGCGAAAGATACCGGCAATCTCGCTGCGCTGAAATTTCCTCGTTTCGAGGAACTGCGCGTCGTTGGGCGCGATGGACATTGCTATCCATTCCATGCCCTCTTCAAGCACAAGCGGCCGGCTGGAATTTGAAAGCCCGCCGTACTTGGACTCGAACTGCTGCCGAAGATTGTCGGTAGCCTCCGGCCCGATAGCCTTTGGGTGCTTAAGCACTCCGCTAGGCTTCACGCCGTTCTTGTACAGATGCGATCCGAACCGTTCCGCTGCCAAGCCAAGCCCGATCGCGTCACGCGCAAGAGAAATCATCGACTGCCCGACATAGCCTTTAGGCAGTGGCCCAGAGATATGGTGTATCTCGCGAGACGTAAGCCGTTTAGCGCGCGTATTGTCAGGCAGCGTAACGCTGTAGAGCGGCGACCAGTCGATCGCCTGGTCGATAATAACCGGATCCGGATTGAGCGGCGTAAGCCTGATAGTCTGTCCGCGGTTATTGCGTTCGATGTACGCATAACCGTTGCCGCGCGTCGACAGGTTCACCATCGAACCTTCGACGTACTGAAACGCTGTCTGCCAACCGTTCGCCTGGTCGTGCAGCACGCCGTAAAGCGGGTGGTCTGTGGCACGGTCCTTGCCACCATCTGCGCGGCGGCGATACAGAATGCACGGAAGACTTGCGACGCTTTCTGCCAGCACGCGCACGCAAATCATTGCGGTCGTGTAGCGCATCGCCGAATCGGCTGAAACAGGAATGCCAGTGGACGACTCCACGCCGCCTTCGAACATCGCCTGATACAACTCTTTTGAGTTTGTAATGGTGTCTTTCGTAATGGCAGCGCGCGGCCGCGCGATAAGATCAAAAATCCCCATTAGCTACCGCCTCGCGCTGCCATCAAGGCGCCGCTTAGCAGTAAAAGCCCGCCGACAATAAAGCCGGAAGGCTCGTAAACAAGCCAGGCACCGTAGGAGACGCTGGCGGCGCCGCACAACCCAGCGGCGTCCCTGATATATGTCATTGCCAACCTCTAGATTTCTACGAAGCCGCGCGTGCGGTAAACCGATTGATGCGGCACGGGAGCACCATCGACGGCAGCGCCGACCGCCATTGCTAGCGCGACGGCCGGGTCGATTCGGATCGTTGACTTTTTCTTTGAAAACCACTGGTTACCCATAAGCGGGTCGGTTTCCATCGCTACACCCATAAGAGCGGAAAGCAGAACCGGGCTTGCGCGAAGCCTGATGCGCTCTTCAAGGATTAGCGCCTCGAGCTCGGCAACGCTGCCAGGCATCCACAGCCCAAGCGGCGGATCCTCATCGTTTGCTTTGGCCGCCTCTACCTTCTCTTCCGAAGGCTTGGCGCGGCGCTTGCCGCCTTGCGGGTGTGATACGGTCTCGATAGTGACGCCATATCCGTCCAGTTCCTCTTCGAACCGATCGAAGGCGTAGTTATCGTAAGCCAGAACATTAATGCCATGCTCGGTATTAAGGCGCGCAAAGAGTGCAGCGACATGGTCATAGCGAATCCTTTGCCCGTCAGGAGCGTGAATGAACGGCTGGTCTGTATCTTCGCCAGCCGCATCTTTGTGGAATGTTTCGTTCCAAAGCCGGTACGGGACGTGGTCGACCTTCGATCGCTCGTCCATCGTATCGCGGGGCGTCCAAGCCTCAATCCATGCGTCGTAGGTAGGCAGGTCTGCCTCGCTACCGTCCTCGCGCGTTACACGCTTGGTGCCTGTCTCGACGACGAATGCGGCCGCGGTCAGATCCTTACTGCCGGACAAATCTAGACCGGCCGCATTGATCGGCTTTCCCTTATGCTCCTCATAAGGATCGAACTCTGCCATTACCTTGTCTAGGATAGGCCGCGGAATCCAGTTGGTATCCGCCTCCGTCCATTCGCAGAAGTGCAGACGCAAGATGCCGTTTCGCTTTGACGGAATGTTGCGCGCCTGGTCGACTACGCTCTGCAGGTAGTCGTGCTTAAGCGTAATCCCGAAAAGCGGGTTTGCCTTCTGCCAGCACGTTGGGTCGGTAAACGGATCGTCGCCCTTGTCCAACGCGCACACATACGAGAATGTCGTGTCGTCGACTACCTCGCCGACATACGTAAATTCGTCGTCTGGCGTAGCGGTGCCGGCCGCGACCTTGACCGCGTGCTGGTGTTCATCCCAACAGATCGTCTTGCGATCGGATCCGCTGTTCGTAATCATGAACAGCAGCGGTTGGCGCCTAAACTTAAACCCGCGCTCGAGCATTTCGATAACGCGGCCGTCCGGGTGCTCGTGGATCTCGTCGCAAAGCGCGACGTACGGACGCGGCCCGCTGTGGGCGCCCTCGCGCGAGATTGGACGGAAGAAAGACCTGCGCTTCATGAAAGCCAGGTTCCAGACAGGATTGCCGCCGCTAGGCGTAATTGCCTGCTTCAGCTTCGGCGATTGCTCGTACATCGCAACGGCATCGCGGAACAGAACGAATGCCTGGTCCTTGTTTGCCGCGGCGGCATAAATCTCCGCGGCGGCTTCGCCATCGGCGATCATGCAATAATGACCGATGCCTGCAGCGAGTGGTGACTTGCCGTTGCCTTTGCCCTGCTCGATATATGCGCGACGAAAACGACGCAAAAGCGCGCCGTCGCTTTCAACTCGCTTCCAACCGAACAGCGATCCTACGATGAATTGCTGCGACGGGTGGAGAAGGAATTCGCGCCCTTCGAACTGCCCGCCGTTGAGGCGGAGCACCTTCTTGAAAAATCTAAAAACTCTTTCTGCTGCATCCGGATCCCAATGAACGCCGCGCGCAGGACCATTGATACGATCATCGCGATGACGGCGGCACGCATTGCGGACATGCGGGCCTGCAATAAATTCGCCATTGATTACCGCCTCTGCGTAAGCGTCAACCGGCCCTGTCGGGTACTTCGGGTCTAGATTGCTATTTTCTGACCTGCTATTTGAAGAATTCGTCGCCTTCGTCGCCGTCCTCACCATCAGGCTTTACTCCCGCCTTGCTGGCGTCCGCCGGCGTGGCACCCATCTGCCCCAAGCATTGCCTCAAAAGGTTCATTGCCTGGACGCCGCACTCCTGCCCTGCGATCATGCGTCCAAGGATGTTGCTTGCCGTGGCAACGAGCGTGCGATGCGAACTATTCAGCCAAGGGATTTCCGTGCGTAGCGTTTGCCACGCCTCCCGCGCTTTGTTGTTTTCGGTGTCCTGAATCCATTCAGGTGGATCGCCGAGGCCATCCTCTACGGTCGGCTCGTTGCGTCCTTCGAACTTCTTGCGTCGTACCGCTGCCTGCCCCGTAACCGCGGCCTTGGCCTTCGGTGTGCGTGGCCTAGGCATAGGAATTTATCCCCAACTTTTGAATTGGAAAACTGTGTACGTTGG